GAGAGCGGTGGTGGTGGTGGAGGTGCTGGCGGAATTGTAGTTGGCAGTTTTCAGTGTCTTAAGAAAGATATCATTCAAATTATAGTAGGGGCAGGTGGGGCTGTAAATTCCAACGGAGCAAGCTCTTCTATAAAAATAGGTAATTCTTTTATACCTATACTTGCTTATGGAGGAGGATCAGGCGGGTTTTACACAAACAATACCACAACTTTAGGTGGTAGTGGTGGTTCTGGTGGAGGGGCTTATGGAAGGGTATCAACCCCTCCATATTATATAAATTTATCTACTGGTGGCTCTGTTTTATCTGGAAAGGGTGGAATATTATATGGAAATATTGGTGGCGGTAATGCCGCAGGATTTGGAAGTTATACTCCTTATATAGCCTGTGGTGGAGGAGGGGGGGCTGGTGAGCAAGGAGCTACTGGCGGTTATGACAATAACTCAGGAAGAGGCGGTAACGGCATTATAAACCCAATTTTAAACTCTACAATTGGTCAACTATCAGCAGGAAATTATTGGATAGCTGGAGGTGGAGGGGGTGGTCTTCAGAGTGACAATCAAGGAAATGCACAAGGCGGTTTAGGAGGAGGTGGTGCTTCTGGAATTGCAAATTATCCAGATCCCGCAACACCAGCCGTTGCGGGATTATCTGCTACTGGAGGTGGTGGTGGAGGTAGTAGTTATTTAGACTATGATGTAGGTACTAATGGCGGTATGGCAGCAGCTGGAGGATCAGGTGTTATTATTATAACATATAATAACCTAACGCGGTTAGCAAATGGCGGAACTATTACAAACCCCTCCTCTAATTATTGGATTCATACTTTTACAAGCTCTGGAACTTTTACGTTTATATAAAATTATGGCACATTTCGCACACATTAATAACGAAAATATAGTTGATCAGGTCATAGTAGCTGAACAAGATTTTATCGATACATTACAAGATTCATCTAATTGGATACAAACATCTTATAATACACGAGGCGGTATTCATTATGATCCTGTAACTAATACACCTAGTGATCAGTTACCATTGAGGAAAAATTATGCAGGTTTAGGATATTGCTATGACGGCAATTTAGACGCTTTTATTCCGCCAAAGCCTTCTGATGAGTTTATTTTAAACGAAGAAACTTGTTTATGGGAAATAATGGATAAAAATATTGTTATTTAAATGTAACCAAATCCTTGCTGATACCAAGCAAAATTATGGTCAATCCAATCACAAACTTGCTTTCCTAATACTGTATTATAATCCGGTGTAAGTGGTTGTACTGTTTTCTTAATAGTGTGGAGATCTTTTGTTAAACCATACACTGAATCATCTTCTTGTATGGTCTGTTCTACATTATTGAAATCGTGAATATATTTTTCTAAATTTAAATATTCATACACCTTATTCATTTCTCTTTCTGGATAGGAAGTAAGATCTTCGGCTCTTATATAGAGCACATCTTTATTAATGCCTTCAAGAAAACATTGCTGTAGTCTTTCCAAGGCAAGCCCTACCGGAGGGCCCATAACCCAAGCATCAATACGTTTAGCGGTACTTGTACCTTTCATTTCCGCATGATTTTGAATATCTTGGTGATTTTCTTGGTTATTTCTGTAGAGCTTCTCCATTGAAGCAAATATGCTTTTTAAATTTCTAACCATACAAATCATTTTAGGTTTGTAAGGCATAAAACTTTCAAACCATTTATAATGTATAGTTGCACCCCTAGTTTTAATGCAAAGATTTGGTTTATCTGTATATGCATTGGCATATCCATTAAGCCCGCCAAGACAAAAGCCTCTCCATGTGTTTAAAGCTAGGTCCTTATCCATTGATTTGACCTCTGGAGTATTTGTATAGTTCATTCTTGCACCGTAAAGGTACTCTAGAACTGGATCCGTCTGAGTGGCCTGAATTTCAGAATGTTGATTGAGGATACATTGAAATAATGTACTCATACTACGAGGCATGGAAGAGTTAAAAAATATGTTTTTCATCTTAGTTAAAGTTAATTGTTGGTTGATCAGCAATTTCAAAAGCGAGATCTGATTTAGATCCTAGGATAGATTCTATAAATTGATTCTTATTAAACAAAGTACCAATATTATCATAAGGACATTCATGGAATCTACCTCCGGTCCAGTCTTCTTCTTCAAGATAACTATCTATTCTGTGTCTAAAAGATTCAACACCGGTTGCTATAATATTGTCATGTATATCGTGACCAAAAACTATAGGAGAATTTGAGATCCATCCTACTGTAGCCTTTTTGTTAAAAGCCGCACATGCATGTTGCATAAAAGAATCAATACCTAAAAATTTATCAGAAAGTAATATATAACAAAATAAATCTCTGAAATTATCCGTTACTTGAATTGTGCCTTCTATTGCTGGTTGGGCTTCTCTACGAATATGAAGAATTTTGGAAAATTTATCTTTAACTTCATTTACAATATCCTGAGCAAATGATGGAGGTAAATCTCTTGACCAAGAATATGGATGTCCTTGTTGTTCTGCCCCTCCTGAAGATTGGATTAAAAGTATGGGTCCGTCTTTTTGGAGTTTTTTTTGTGAAAAAATGAGTTCTCTTTCGGTTAAATAAATTTCCGGTTTCTTGTTAACACAGGGTATGTTAAAGACATCACACCATATCTCGGTAAGAGACTTCTTCCTATAGAGAAGATCTCCACTATGGTAAGGTTCTGACCTAAGAATTACTGATTCTCTATTATGAATATAATCATCATAGAAATAAGGTATATTCCCGAATTTATACACTCTATGAACTAGAGGATTATGTATAAACACTTCAGGCCATGCCGTCACTACAATCAACTTATGATCGGGGTATGAAGCTTTAATTGATTTACATACTGCTGTTGCAGCTATATTTTTACCACATCCACCATCTATATGAAAAATAGCATACTTGTCACTCATTAAGACATTATAATGTCTTTAGATTTTTAATCAACTGGGATAATTTGTATACCTGATATACAAGGTAGTTGTAAATCTATAAATCCATCGTAAGAACTAAGATTGTTTTTATAACTATCTCTTGATAATAATCCGTATCCAGCCTCATTTTGGATAATAATATCTAAAAACCCACTTTCTTTAATTTCTGGTAATGAAAATGATATAATATTATCCGTTTGAGAAAATGAAGAAATAGATACTGCTTCGAAAGGTGGATTAATTGGGTCTGCTGAAAATGGGTTATATAATGTTATTCCGTCTATCATATTAGGATTAGATGCACTAATATATAAATTATTTAAAGTAAAAAAGTTTTTACCATATGTGGTAATCTGAGGTAACCCTATAGAAGATAGTTGAGGTGGGTTTAATTTAATTATGTAGGGATTTACATTTCTTATATAAGGTTTGGCTTCTATTAGAAATACACCTTCTTGTGGTGTAATTTCATTGCTAAGATTATTATTAGGATAATACATAATTTTATATACTTATGTTTTTATTTTATGTATGGGTAATTTTATATAAATTTTCCGAGGCTTCCTATTTCTAATTATAGGGTGCATTTTATTTTGCAAGAGCCTTTTGTAAAAATTCTATTTCAGCACCAGACGGATTTCCTATTTTTATACCCTTATATTCTCCTTCAGCATTGATAAACAACAAGTTATCTTTATTGACTGTTTTAAAATATTTTGTCTTTTGTTTTAAATTTTTGATTAAAATTTTGTTAAATTTAGTATAATCTTCAAACCAATGTTTGCTATCATCCGACAATTCTTTATTGTTATAAACTGTTAATATCTTTACATTTAGATCGGAAAAAATGAATCTAAAAGAATCCAAAATTGAGTCAATTTCCTTTTCTAGAAAATATTTAAAATATTTTTCTTTACAGGTAATGAGTTTACCATTTAACAAATCCCACTCTAAGAAATTTTTAACGATTTTATTAACTAATATCTCCTGATATTCGTGAATAGGAAAGACAATAACTCTTTGGTGCATGTAATACACCAAGTATTTTTTAATCTTTAGAGATGTCATCTTGACTATCTATTATAGCCTCGATGAGATATTCTTCCACTATTTCCGGGGGCAATTCTAAACTAGCCTCGGTCATAGTTTTTGACATTTCTGAAAGATGTTTTTTAAATTTTTGTCTATATTCGACTGCTTTGATAAGCTGAGTCTTGGATAATTTGGTGTAAGCTGAATTGTTATTCAGAGACAGAGCTTCTAATAAAGGTTCTGCTACATTTAAAACTATATTAGTTATTCTCTTATAAAATCTATCTAATGGAGAAACATAAGACTCATTAATAACCTTGGTTTTAAATTTATTTAATAGATAGTTTAAAACTATGGCTTTCTCAGTTTTAACTGCAGCTCTATTAAGATATTCTGGACCCCTTACATGAACCTTACCGTAAGGATTAAAGGTACATCCACTACCTTGATAGGTCGAACCGCAGTATATACATTTACCCGGCTCATCCATATGAACGTGAGTACTAGTAGGAGAAAAAATACAAGGTCTTCCATAGGTCGAAGAGCCACAATAAATGCATTGAGAGTTAGCCATTATCTACTACTTAACCTCCAATAGGAATTTTGATTTGATTTCTTTTGGTGGGGTACCAATACGGTTTTTGGGATATCATTATAATAAGTATTAATATGAACAAATATTATAATCAATATACCACACCAAAATATACAGAAGATCAATTAATAGATATTTGTAATAAATTTTCATCTCCTAAAGATTTTTATAAAAGTACTTTATTTAAAACCATAAAAAGAAGAGGTTTAAAAGACAAATGTTTAAAAATAGTAAAGGAAAATACACAAAAAAATTTTAAAAGAGAGTTTGACAAGGCTATTAATAATAGCAAATCTATAAATGAATTTAGAAAAAAACATCCACATTTTAATTGGTATTTAAATTGTAATTTACAAAAATATAAAAAAAAATTTATACCCCAAAAGTTTTCCTCACACCAGATGATGTGTAAAGAAATATTAGAAAATATATTACATGAAAAATGTTTATATAACTGTAGAAAAATTCTTAAGAATAGAAAGGAATTGGATATATATTTTGATACATTTAAAATAGCTTGTGAATATAATGGATATTATTGGCATTATAATAACAAAGAATTAGATATTTCAAAGAAAGTTGAATGTGAAAAATTGGGTATATATTTAATAACCATACAAGAACCTTCTTTAAATTTTTATAAAAACCAACAAGACACTATTTTAGATATTAAAAAACAATTTAAAAATCATTTAAATAATATTAATAATATAACTAAACTTAATATTAAAGAAGAAGATTTGAATAAAATTATATTAGATGATGAAACTTTGAGTAAAAATTTATTCGGAGAAGAAGACATCAATTATATTATTAATAATTGTACAGACTATTCGGAAATAAGAAAAAAATATAATAAAATATGGCAATATTTAACACGTAATAAAATTTTACATCTTTTAGAACCTGTTAAAAGAAGGGATTATAGATATATGTCAAAAAACACTTTTATTAATTTTGTACTACAAAATTGTATTACGTATACAGATTTTCAAAAACATAAATGTTATAGCTTGGCATATAAAAATAAATATACTAAAGATATTAAAAATGCTTTTAATCAACTATTAAAGATTTAGGTTTTTTACATAACCTTACATTTATTATCCCGTTATAATAATCTTCCCTCAATAAAACATTGTGTTCTATCTGCTCTTTTATTTCATAATAAGCATTTTCCCACTTAGATCCACTGGCTCTTAATATTACAAAAGTGAATTTGTCTTTACCATATTTGATAATATCACCATTCAATTCATTAGATGAGCTGGTATATGTTTTCCAATCTGATTCTTTATAATCTATTCTTTTATTTTTTTTACCCTTTAATGGTTTACGTTTAAAACGAGAAATGCATTGCTTCTTGCCAATATACTTTTTCCCAGTTACATTATTAGTTATAATATATATAAAACCGAAAGTATCTTCATTAATACTAACTCCTTCAGATAATATCCAATGTCCTGTATCCATTTTATCTAGTAAAAATCTTTTCTGGAAATTTTCTTTTAAAAACTAAAGGTTTCTTTTTACCTTTTTTACCTTTCTTACCCCTTTTAGGAGGAGCTCCAAAAAGATTCATAGCATTATTAGGTGCGTATGTATCACCACTGACTGGATTATCAGGATTATAGATAGGAGTTGATGGGGTACCAAGAGCACCTCCTGTACCAGCTGCATTCATATTCTCCATAATGTGGGATATTAATCGTTGAAATTTACTTGACATATATTATAATTTAGTTATATTTATGGTTATAATAGAAGAAATCAAAAAAGAGTTAGAAACCGACACCAAGGTTGATGAACTTAATCTTTTAGAAAAACAATTACAATTACCCGCTATTAAACATAAATGGGTAGCCCGTCTTATAGAACAAAAAAGATATCTTAATAACCTTAAGAGAAAAAAGAAAGTGGTAAGAGCTGCTGTAGTATCTACCTTAACAGCACAGGGTATGCCCCCAGGACTCCCAAAGACTTCTCTTGATAAAAAAATAGAAGAGTCAGAAGCAATGGCAAAGATAGAAGAAGAAATAGAGAATACAGAATTAGTTATTACATATCTCGAAAAGGTGGAAACTATTTTTAGGAGTATGACTTATGATCTTAAAAATATTATTGAGATCAATAAGTTAGAAACTACATGATCACTTTTACCCTAACATCTAAAAATAAACAAATTCAGATAGGTGGGGATCTTAAGAATATTGCTTTAATTAGAGAACATTTTTCTACAGCTAATCCAGCATATAGAAGAAATGTACCTTATATACAACCTAGATTATATTGTATAACACCTTCAGGTAAATTCGATATAGGATTATTCGGTGACATATTAAAATATGTAGAATTAAATCGTTTTGAATACACATATGATGATTTAATTAAAAAATTATTCAATCCAGGTTTTAAAGAACCTGTAATCAAAACTCTTAATCTTCAATTGAGGGATTATCAAGAGAATGCTATAATGCCAGCCTTATCTCAAGGAAGAGGTGTAACATTAATACCTACAGCAGGTGGTAAAACCTTAATATGTGCCACTCTAATAGAAAGTATTAGACATAACCTTAACAAGCCAGACGCTTTGGTTCTAGTAACGGTACCAACCTTACAGCTTGTAGAGCAGACAGCTAATGATTTTCTTTCTTATGGATTAACAAATGTAACTAAATGGTCTGGTAATAATAAACCTGATCCAAATGCTACTGTGATAGTTGCGGGTACACAAATATTATTAAGTGAAAGTACCGATCTTTCAAAATTATCAGAAGTAGATGTATTGTTAATGGATGAAGTACACGGTTTAAGAAAAGGAAACCAGCTTAATAAAGTTTTAAATTTTATAGAAACACCTTTTAAATTTGGATTTACTGGTACAATGCCTTCCACTGAAATAGATCAATGGAATATTATAGGTAAGATAGGACCCATTACATATGAACAAAAAACAGATGATCTGAAGAAACGAAATTTCGTATCCAATTTTAAGGTAATAATTTTAAACATTAAACATGATATATTACCCTTCATACAGGTTAGCAGTGAGACCCCAGCTTTGGCTTATCAACAAGAATTAGAATTTTTAATGCATCATGATAGGCGCAATCAGATAATATCTAATTTAGCAAATAAGCTAAATCGAAATACCCTTATTATGGTGGATAGAATTGAACATGGGATTCAAATTGAATCCAAGTTAAAATCCATCTGTGGGGAACAAAGGCCTATATACTTTATAAGAGGGGCTACAGAAATTATCGAAAGAGAACAGATAAGAGCATTCATGGAGAATCGAAGTGATGTTATTATAGTAGCTGTATCTAAAATTTTTAGTACTGGTATCAATATACCTAATCTCCATAACATTGTCTTTGCTTCAGCCGGAAAAGCTAAGATAAAAATAATGCAATCGATAGGAAGAGCTTTACGTCTCCATCCTACCAAAAAGATGGCTACTATATTTGACATTGCAGATAATACAAAGTATGGTAAAATACACTTATCGGAACGTAAGAAACTTTACAATTTAGAAAAATATGACTACACGGAAAAAGAATTATCGTAACAAGAAATTATCCAATGATGATTTTATCACATACTCAGAAGAAGAAGCTGAGAATTTAGGTATTGATCTAGAACCAGATGATGATGATGATCTTGAAGAAGATTTAGACTACCCTGAAACTGAAGAAGAAGATTTAGAGTCTGATGAATTAGAGGAAGATCTAGAAGGACTTGAAGACATCGAAGATAAAAAGGTAGTAGTGGTAGAAGAAGAGGTAATACCCACAGAACCTGTAAAAAAGAAAAGAGGTAAGAAACCAGCCGATAAAGAAAAGTTTTACGTTGACCCTAAACACTTTGATGATGAAATTGTAAAATATTATGATTCAGGTCACATGTCTGATGATTTGGCTCAGATGGTTAGTAAGATTTCTCATAAGCTTAGTTATGCACCCAATTTTATCAATTATACCTACAGAGAAGAAATGGTGGGTGATGGTATCATAAGAATGTTTAAAGCTTTAATGACTAAAAAGTATGATAGAGTAAAAGGAACCAATCCCTTTTCCTATTTTACTCGCATTGCTTTTAATGCTTTCAGAAATAGAATCAAGAAAGAAAAACACATGAGAGATACTCATGAAAAATATCAGAATGAATTAATGATGATGTCAGAAAACTATAACAATCTAGTTCGTAATAATCAATTGAAGATTATGAGAGAACGCAATAGTAGAGAATAATGACTTATAATATAAAAAGTAAGGAAGTTGGTGTATTTTCTGATATACATATAGGACTAGGACAAGACAGTTCTGTATGGCATAAGAGTGTTTTAGCTTTTGCGGAATGGGTTAAAGATGTATATTCAGCAAGAGGTATAAATGACATCATCATACCAGGTGATATATTTCATAATAGAAATGAAATATCAGTTAATACCTTAACCATTGCTAAAGAATTTTTTAGTATCTTAAAAGATTTCCGTATTTTTATATCTACTGGTAACCATGATTGTTATTATAAGGATAGATCAGATGTAAATTCCATTACCATGCTTGATGGATGGGATAATATTATTATTATTGACAAAGAACCTTTAATAATAAATGCCAATGGTAAGAAAGTATCTTTAATTCCTTGGGGGACCGAAGTAAAAGACATACCAGAAAGCAATATATGCTTTGGTCATTTTGAAATTAAATCCTTTCACATGAACTCTTATAAGATATGTGATCATGGATTCGAGTCAGAGTCTCTTTTAGATAAATCTCCTTTTGTATTGTCAGGTCATTTCCATAAAAGAGAATTAAGAAAGTATGATAAAGGCAAAATACTTTATGTAGGGAGCCCGTATCAACAAAATTTTGGTGATGTAGATGATAGTAGAGGTGTCTATATATTAAACATTGAGTCGGAAGATATCGAATTTATTGAAAATACTATTTCACCAAAGCATATAAGAGTTTATTTGGAAAAATTATTAAACGGGGAACAGGATTCTACTTTCTTAAAAGAAAATGTTCCTAATAATATGGTGAGTTTTGTAATAGATAAGAGTATTGTTCCTGAAAAACTATCATTAATATCTTCAAAAATACAAAATCTTAATCCGAAATTCTTCAGAGTTGATTATAAATTAAGTGAATCTTATGAAGAGGGGAATACTACGAATGAATATAGTGCAGTAGACATTCAAAAAAGTATAGAAGACTTCGTTGAGACCTTAGAGGTGCAACACAAAGCAGAAATTATAAATTATCTAACACAACTTTACACCAAATTAACATGAAAGACAAAATAGGCATAGGCATTTTAGACATATATTCCCCAGAAGACATACAGAAGTGTTATTCTTCTATACCAAAAGAACTACAAGACGATGTATTTGTAGTGTCAAATACTAATAATAAAGTAGAAGTTACTCCTAATACTAAAAGATTCGACAAAGAAGTACCGTTTGCATCTCTAAGGAATTGGTTAATATCCCAATTAAGATTCAAAGATTATAAATTTTTATTTTTATTACATTCAAATGTGTCTATTACAGACCCAGAAATTTTTAATAACACTATTAAAACGGCAGAAACATTTGGAACTTGGTTTCTTTTAGGCCCAGGATCCAAGTCAGTACCCATAGAAGATGATGAAAATAATGTTACCCTTCATTTAACCCCGGAATTAAATGATACCTTTATGTTCTTATACACTGGAGTAGTGAAGAATAACGGCTATTTTGATGAGCGAGTTACTAATACTAAAAATTTAGATGTGTTAGATTTTATTTTAAAAATGAGAAAGAAGGGTATATATCCTCCTAATCATTATCACCCCACAATTGAAGGTGGAATAACAACATCAAATACCCTTATTCAGAAGATAGGTTATAAAGACATACCAGATTTGGATAGGAGTGTGCAGTTATCTTATAGTTTCTTTATGCATATTCATCAATATCTCCCAGGACAAAATGATCCGGCAGGTGTTACCCAGGATGAATTGTTAAAGAGTATGGAAAATATACAAAAGAATTATGCCAAAAAAAACATTGTCTAGTGTAAAAGGTAAAATAGGTGTAGGTCTTATCACCTGTGATAGAGAAGATTTTTTTAAGAAGAGTTATAATTCTGTAAAAAATAATAAAAACATATCTTTTGTAGTTGTTGATGATGGAGTAGATTCTGATGCCACTCAATTAATGGGTGGTGATAATGTGGGTTATATTAAAACATCTGGTAAAGAAGGTGTGGCATGTGCTAAAAATATGGCACTTGATTATTTGATAGATGCAGAATGTGAACACATATTTTTAATGGAGGACGACATAGAAATAAAGAATCAAGATGTGTTTGATTTTTATATTAATGCATCTCAAGTATCTGGTATCAAGCATTTCAATTATGCTTTACACGGCAACCATAATTTGGATAGTAATGGAAATCCTACAATTAGAAAGACAGTCAATTATAAGGATAATGTAATGATTGACCTTTATCCGAATGTTTTAGGTGCCTTGAGCTATTATCATATAGATACTCTTTCATCAGTTGGTATCATGGATGAAAATTTTTATAATGCCCTTGAGCATGTTGATCATACATATCAAATAATAAAAAATGGTTTTCATCCACCCTTCAGATGGTTTGCTGATGTTCATGGATCTAACAAATACATTTCAGATATATTACCCGATCATAAAAATAGCAAAATAAGATCAGAAGCAGATTTTATGGAAACCTTTAGAAAGGGGCTTGAATATTTCATAGAAAAAAATAATTTTTCAGTAGTACCAGGTGCAGGGCCTTCTGAAAAATATTATTCTGAAGAAGATACATTATCAAATTTAAAACAAATATGGAAAGACCATCATCAGAAATAGGAGTTGGGTTGGTAACCTATAACAGGCCAGAATATTATTCCCAGGTACTCAAAAATATTCCTAGGAATGAAATAGGATTTCTAACCATTGTTAATGATGGTGATAATAGTTATGTAAACTCGATCGATGGTGATAATGTTATAACTAATAATAAGCAATTGGGTGTATCCAAAAGTAAAAACATCCTTATCAAAGATCTTGTAGATAGGGGTTATGAACATATTTTTATTATAGAAGATGATATACTCATCAAAGATCCAAAGGTGTTTCAACATTATATAAAAGCAGCTCAATCAACTGGTATACATCATCTTTGTTTTGAGAAGATAGCAGATAATGGCAAAAATTTAAAGTATTCTTTAACACAGCCAGATGGCGTGCAGATTGGGTTTTATCACAACCCTCAAGGTGCTTTCATGTATATAAATGCAAATCTCATTAAAAAATTAGGTTATTTTGATGAGAATTATACGAATGCTTTCGAGCATATAGACTTTGCATATAATTTAATTAATAATAAAGTAGCACCTCCTTTCTGGTATTTTCCAGACTTGTTAAATAGTGAAAAATATTTGACGGATATAAATGGGAGTAATGAAAATTCCTCCATTACCAATAAAGAGAATTATCAAAATAATTGGGATAAGTCAGCTCAGTATTTTATTAAGAAATGGGGACATTTTACAAATTCCATAACTGATAAAGGGGAAATAAATTTGCAATCAGAATTAATAAAATTGCAAAACAATTATAGTAGAAAGAAATTAGTAAATGAAGGCAAGAAACTATCTATAGTAATTCCTTATAGAGATCGAGGTAACGCACTTAAAAACATAGTTCCTTCTCTTCAAAACTATGTTTCTAAGCAAGTATCAGACTTTGAGATTATTATTATGGAACAAGATAATAAGGATCCCTTTAATAAGGGATTATTAAATAATATTGGTTTCACGAAATGTACTGGAGATTATGTATGTTTTCATGATGTAGATTTAATTCCAGAAATTGCAGATTATAGTTATCCCACGAACCCTACTCATATGAGTAGTCATTGTAGCCAATTCAATTATATTAATATTCCAGATAAAATCATGGGTGGCGTTATTCTCTTTACAAGAGAACATTATAAAAGGGTTAATGGATATAGTAATGAATTTGTAGGATGGGGGAAAGAAGATGATGATCTATATGAAAGATGTATGAAAGAAAAGCTTATCCCTTATAAACATCCTTTCGGAAAGTTTTTTAGTATTCCTCATGTACATAGATTATCTGACCCTGTAGAAAATGAATTACATCTTAAAAATGGTGATAGATTCAGATCTTACTCAGAGGGTAAATTAGGTAAAAATTATCATAAGAAAGATGGGTTGAATTCAATTCCTTATGTTACTACTACAAACGAAAACATAGAGGGTAATGTGTCACATTATAAGGTTTCCTTTTTATGAAATTATTATCAGTTCTAACGTGTTCTTTAAAAAATAGATCTAGAGTCTTTAACCGTCTTGAGAATATTTTAAAGAAACAAATTTTTAATACAAATCAGGTTGAGATGTTAGCTAATATAGATAATGGAGAAAAAACTATTGGTTGTAAAAGAAATGAATTATTAAAGGCTGCTAATGGCCAATATGTAGTCTTTGTTGATGACGACGATATAGTATCTGGCGATTATATTTTTAAAATCCTTACAGCTCTCAATTATAATGATCCAGACTGTTGTGGTATAGAAGGACAAATAATAGCTAAGAATCAAATGCCTAAAAAATTTATGCATTCTATAAGATATAGAGATTGGTATGAAAAAGATGGTATCTATTACAGATGCCCTAATCATCTCAACCCTATTAGAAAAGAGTTAGCACTGTCTGTAGGCTTTGAAGATTTATCAACCGGTGAGGATATGGAATTTTCTGTGAAAATATTACCACTATTAAAAACAGAAGTTTTCATTCAAGGGATGTTGTATTATTACTATCCTTCCATTAAAATATAAAATATGAGAAATATACTTTTTCTAGAAAATAAATTTTCTATGCAAGGCACCACAAGAGCTTTGCTAGATTATGCTCTTTTTAATGAAAAATTATTAGGTAATAAATCATTCTTAACCTTTGGTGGTAGAATATCATTATCTCCTTGGGATCAACCCTATTATAAAAATATTGTAGATACTACAATAGAATCAGCAAGTAAAAGGTTTCCAGTGCTTGAATATAATAATCATGAAGAGATAGAAAATTTTATTATAAAAAATAATATAGATGGTGTATATCATATAAAATCTGGAGAACCTGGAGGATTCCATTCAAATCATGCGAAAAATTTAATTCATTCAGTATTTCCACAACCTAGAAATAATATTCACGGAGATAGGTTTGCGTTCGTTTCTAAATGGCTTTCAGATTCTTGTTCTAATGGGGAAGTACCGTTTGTACCTCACATGGTAAATGCACCTTCTATAGATAAAGATCAATGTAGAAAAGAGATAAGAGAATATTTAAATATACCTTCTGATGCTTTTGTATATGGTCGTATTGGAGGTTATACAGATTTTGATATACCATTCGTTTTTGAAGCAATAAAAGAAGCTTTAGATAAGAGAAAGGATTTATATTTTATTATGATATGTACCAAACCTTTCTTACACCATGAAAGGATTATATATATTGACCCCATTTTAGACTTAAAAGAAAAATATAGATATATAGCGGCAACGGATGCTATGATACATGCTCGCAATCACGGCGAAACCTTTGGATTGGCTGTTGCAGAATTCTGTTTTTTAAATAAACCTATATTAACATGGAACAATTCTATAGGTAAAGGATATATGGACATTCTTCAAAATGATGCTATATATTATAATAATCAAAAAGATCTGTTAGATATATTTTTAAACTTTGTACCTGATGATAGTAAAGATTACAACTCTTATAGAGATTACAATCCTCAGGCAGTTATAGAAAAATTCGATAAGGTATTTTTAGCATAATATGAACCCATTAAAAATTTTAATTAAATTTCCCACTAGAGGAAGACCCGATAAATTCTTTCAGGTCTTAGATTTATATTACAACAAAGCATCTAATAAAGACTGTATAGGTTTTGTTATTAGTTGTGACGAAGATGATATAACTATGAATAACCCAGAGGTTATTAGTAAACTTGAAGAATTTAAAAAGAAGACCAAACTACTATATTTCTTTGGCCAAAGTAAAACAAAGATCCAAGCCATCAATGCTGATCTCGAGAATATATATGGATGGGACATATTACTACTAGCATCAGACGATATGATACCTGTGGTAGATGGATATGATGAGATTATAAGAAATGATATGTGGTTTTACCACAGAAACATGGATGGTGTTTTGTGGTATAATGATGGAGGGCAGAATAATATTAACACTTTATGCATATTAGGCAGAAAATATTATGATAGATTTAGTTACATATACAATCCAGAATATATTAGTTTGTGGTGTGATAATGAATTCACAGATGTATCTATATTTTTAGGCAAGGTTTATAAATCAGAAAAAATTATTATAGAACACGCTCATCCTGCATATCAAAAAACTGGATATGATGAATTATATGTTCGTAATGAATCCTTTTTCAATATTGATAAAGAAATTTATATAAAGAGACAAAAGAATAATTTTGGTTTGGGTGATATACTCCCGTATCTTTCTATATTAACCCCTAGTGTACCTTCTAGAGTTAATGGGTCATTAACTAAATTGATAGAAAAAATAGAAAAACAAATACAAGAAAACAATTTAGATAAGAGGGTTGAACATTTAATATTGATAGACAATAAAATCCGAACTGTTGGTAGAAAAAGAGATAATTTAATTCAATCAGCCATGGGTCAATTCGTTGCATTCGTGGATGACGATGATGATATATCAGATGATTATGTTAAAGAATTAACAAACGCTATTAAAGCAAAGCCAGATGTTGATGTTATCACCTTTAAGCAGAGTTGTTTTATAGAAAACTATCCTAGATCATTAGTAGTATTTGGGTTACAAAATGAAAATGAATCTTATGAACCAGGAACAATTTTTAAACGCAAACCATTTCATGTATGTGCATGGAATAGAAAATTAGCGCAGAAATATAGAGTACCAAGTAATAATATATGTGAAGACGCTGGATGGGTTTCCCAGATGTGGGAAGAAGCCAAAACAGAACACTTCATAGATAAAATTCTTCATGCTTATATTCACAGCGAAGCTCATACAACATGTCTTCAAACAGGAGCCAATAGCGTTTATAACAATACACAAATTTAAATATGGAATACTACGGACAATTAAAACAAGACGAATACGTACACAATAAATTCTTTCAAGGAATTACAGATGGTGTTTATGTAGATATAGGTGCACATGATGGTGTATCTGCAAGTAATACACTCTTCTTTGATAAGCTTGGATGGACAGGAGTGTGCGTTGAGCCCATTAAAGATAGATTTTTAGATCTTGAAAACAATCGCAGCTCTAAGAACTATAATTGTGTTATATCTGATTCAGACGCAAAAGAATTAGAATTTTGTAAAATAGATGGTTATGCAGAAATGTTAAGCGGTATAGTAGAAAACTATACCGAAACACATAAGCAAAGAATTTTAAAAGAATGTGAAGAATATAATTGTAATCGTGAAAAACTTCTTGTAGAGAATAAAAAGTTTGCAGATATAGCTCCTTGTAAAAATATTAATTTTTTATCAGTAGATACTGAAGGAAATGAAATTAATATTATAGAATCTATAGATTATGATGAATATATAATAGACGTTATTTGCTTTGAAAATAATAATGATTTTAATATAGACAATAGTCCTCTTAAAAAGTGGTATAAAGTCGATGCTAATATATATGGTCAAGATATAGTTCTTAAAAGAATTTAACAATATGACGAAGGAAGGAAAATATTGCATAGTATTGCCAGTTTTTCCTAAAGAGAATTTTGATATTTTTTGTGATCTAAATTTTTCCCTTTACAATTCTTTTCTCAACAAAGAAGAGATATCTAAATTTATTATCGTATGTAAATCTGATTACGTTGAATCTATAAAAGACAAGACGAGCAATTATGATTTAAATATAATAGTAATATCTGAAGAAAGTTTCTTACCAGAAAGCGTTATAAATTGTAGGGGATGGTATAAACAGCAAATTATAAAAATATCTGCAGCTCGTTTTGTAGATACAGAATACTATCTCGTACTAGATGATGATTTATTTTTAATTAAACCATTATCATATAAAGATTTTTTTAATGAAGGAAAAGTAATATATTCATATGAAGGTTGGCCAGATAATAGCTCAACGTTCAGCACGAACACTGTGTGGTGGGAAAGATCATGTGAATTACTCCAATATGATTTAAATGATATTAAAAATTCCCCTCATAATATGGGTGTGACCCCACAACTCTTAAAGAGAGATTACGTAGGAGATCTAGTAAAAACTATTAAAAAAATTCATAACACGAAAGAATGGGAATTATGTTTTGAAAATTTTAATGCAACGGAATTTTGTAGTTATTGGATTTCTTTATTAAAATCTGGAAACAATAAATATTATACCACGGAAGGAAATAAACTTTGGGATCCTTATAAAGATATTAACATTCTAGAACCTTCTTTAAATAAAGATGATTTTAGAAATAGAATCCAGAAATCTTTAGACGAAAAAAGAAATCATTTTTTTGTTATACAATCCTACCTAAATTATCCCATTGATTTTTATAAAGATCTAATTTATAATTTTATAGAGAAAAAAAATATGAACACACAAGAAAAATTTGATCAATTAACATCAAATCCCTCAGATATTAATGAACATCTTCCTACTTTAAAAAGATATGCTGAAGAATGTAACACGATAGTTGAATTAGGAACAGGTCAAACTGTTTCTACATGGGCATTTATTGCCGGTAAACCAAAAACCTTTATTACTGTAGATATTTTACACCCTTCAGAAAGAGGTATAGATTTTAATGTCATATTAAAGGCAGCTGAAACAGATAATATAGATTTTAAGTTTATCCTCGGTGATAGCCGTGAGGTAGAATTACCAGAATGTGATTTATTGTTCATTGATACTTTACATGATTATGCAATGCTTAAAGAAGAATTAAAAATTCAATCCTCTAAAGCAAACAAGTATATTATTTTCCATGATACTATCTCATTTGGAAATAGAGATGAATTTGGTAATGGTCCAGGGTTGTGTCCAGCTATATCAGAATTTCTAAAAGATCATCCAGAATGGAAAGAAAAAGAGACCTATACTAATAACAACGGTCTCACTGTCTTGCAAAGAGTATAATGTATATACTGGATTCATTAAGCTGTCACATAAGCTTCTTTTATAAAGAAGAAAGAATTGCCACTTTAAATAAAGTAGTAAAAAGTATTAATGATATAGCCAGTATAAAAAATAAAGACGTATTTGTACATTCCAATCAATATTTTGAATTGGAAGAGGCTAAAGTTGTTTTCCATGACCTGGAAAACAAACATCCGTATACCTTATCTCACTTACATCGAAATTTAGTAAAATCTCAAGCTGATCTTTATGATGCTTTTATGTATTTGGAAGATGATATATTATTTACAGACAATAATTTTTTGTATTGGAATCAATATTTTAGATATTTAAAAGATAATAATTTTGATCTCGGATATCTTCGTATAGAAACTAATAATGGTTCAGAGTATGTAACAGACTTACTAGCAGGAGAAAAAAATAGAGGAAGAGTTACTATCAAAGAAGATCGATATATTGTATTTGATAGAAAATATTGGGGATTCTGGTTATACGATAAAGATTATTTTAAAAAATTTATAGAGACACCCAATTTTTTAAATTCTTCTTATAGTGATATTATGAGAGAAGAAGCAGCAAGAGGATTTATTAATAACCATCGAGCATTAATACCAGAAATTAATAATTTGCCTCATGAAGGGTGTAAAGTATATCACCTGTCCAACAATTACGTTAATGATACTAACAGTCTTCATGCTAAAGTACTATATAATGATTCCTTTTAAAGATGAAAAGATTAGGTGCTATACACTTTGTTTATGATAATAAACAAGCTACAGAAGAAGCAATAAAGAGTTTTCGAAATTACTATCCCGACAATTATTATATTTTAATAGGTGATGGAGGTGCAGATCATAATGATTTAGCATTGAAATATAATTGTGCTTACATTCATTCGGATATAAGATTAGGATATCCCAATAACCACTTTGGTTATAATAAAGATGGTATTACAGAATATCTTAAACGGATATATAATGCTTGCACATTAAGCAACAGCAGTCATCTTATATTAATGGAAGATGATGTACATATTATAAATGATATATCTTTTAGAGTGGAAGATGAAATGTTAGCAACACAGCAATCTGATACATTTTACAATGGAGATAAAGGCAATATAATACATCCATATGTCATGAATCTTTTAAACTGTGACAATATACTCAACAATTGGTATGCGGCTGGTGGAGGTTGTATTTTTAATACAAAAACCTTTATTCAGAATTATGAAGATTTTTTGCATTTCTATAATAATCATTTTGATTTTATACAAAATAAAGTACAATCTATTATTGGGTGGCCGGATTATTCTTTAAATTTATTATATCTTTACTGCGGTAAAATAAATTCTGTCAATTCGAGACTTTACGAATTTAGAAATCCATCTTCTTATGAATATTTGCATTTGAAAGAAGACTATGATATACTTCATCATTATAAAAAATATTATAAATGAGCACTACATTAGTTACAGCTTTATTTGATATAGGAAGAGGTGAGTGGAATAATATCTTTAAAAGATCTCATGAAGAATATCTCTCATATTTTAAAAATATATTGTCCTTAAATGCAAATTTTGTCATTTATATAGATGAAAGAGATTTAAAGACCGTTGAAGATATAAGAAAACATATAGACCCAGAGCTTTCAAAAACCAAAATCATAGTAAAAAAATTTGAAGAATTAGAAGTAATCAAAAAGTACTTGCCGGTAATGAGACAAGTAATGGGAAGCCAGGATTTTAAGCAACGACTAATAGAGAGTCATACACCAGAATCATTATATCCAGAATACAATGCAATTAATTTTAATAAAGTAAGTTTTGTATCTGAAGTAATTGAACAGAATTATTTTAATTCAGATTATTTCATGTGGATAGATGCTGGATATAGTCATAATAATTTCCCAGCAGAGCTATTAGGTAAAATATACCCAGATAACGAAAAGATAAAGATACTTGATGATAATAAAGTACATTTTTTATCTCTTTGTAATGAAAAAGAAATAGGATTAAAAACATATACGGATCCGAGAGTTAGTATAACCGGTTCTATGTTTGCAGGAAGAAGTAAACCTCTATTAGAGTTTAAAAATATATGTTTTTTTATAATAGAAGAATTTTTAAAAGCCAATGCTTGCAATGATGATCAAGCAATCTATGCAATGGCTTATAAATTCAAAAAGGATTTGTTCAATATAACAACCGGTAATTGGTTTGATAATATAAAATTTTATATATAGCTTGATTTAGTATTGAAACCCTTTAAAATTAAAGGGTGAAGAAAGTCTATTTTTCAAATATATCTATTAAAAATTTCCTATCTGTAGGAGATCCTGGGATAGATTTAACCTTTAATTCTGGTATAAATCTGATAACCGGGGAAAATCGAGATAAAGGTGGGAGAAATGGTGTAGGTAAAAGTACCATAGTTGAATCTTTATTCTGGTGTTTGTTCGGCTCAACTATGAGAGACATCAAAAAAGATAAGGTCATTCATAATCAAGTCAAAAAAGGATGTGAAGTAATACTGCATTTCAATATAGAGGACGGTATTAATAAAACTTTTTATAGAATAACAAGAACACTTGAACCTAGTAAAGTTATTCTTGAAACTATCTCGGACGAGAAAGAGATTGATCTGTCATTGTCTTCTATGCCAAAGACAGATGAATATATTAAAGAATTGATAGGAGCTAATGAGGAAGTGTTTCAAAATGCCGTTATTATGACAGCAAATAACACAACCCCTTTTATGGCTCAGAAGAAGATTGATAAAAGAAAATTTGTTGAAGGTATTTTAAACCTTGGAATATTTGGTCAAATGTTGCTTCAAGCAAGAGCGGATTATAATGAAGTCAAAAAGGATAATGACCTAACAGCCTCTAAATTCATTGATCAGCAAAGGAATTTAAAACTTTATGAGAATCAAATTGAAAAGAATGAAGAGAATAAAAAAACTAAGATTCTTCTTTTAAAGGAAAAGATTGAAAATAATCTTCAAAAAATCAAAGATACTTTGGGTGGCGATTTATTGGAAGTTAAAATTGAGAATATAAATTCTGATATCTCCACTAAAGAAAAAGATTTAAATGCTCTTGAAGAAGGTTTAAAAAAGGTTAAAGAATTAATGTTCAATACTAATAGTGAAGTATTACAGACTAGATATGAGATTAATCAATTAGAGAAACAAAAAATTAATTTACAAAAAGGAATATCTTGTCCCACTTGCAAACGAAAATATGATGAAAGTCTTAATTTAGAGGAGAGTCTAAAAGACATTGATTTAAGTTTGAATCCACTAAATGAGAAGATAGGACCATTATCTCAGAATTTGAAAGATTATACAGATAAAGAATCTAAAATTAATAATGCTATATCTCTTACTAAACAAAAAATCAAAAATGCAGAAAAAGAAAAAAATAACTTAAACTTATCAGCTCAAGAATTGAGTCAGCTTTCAGTAAGGAATGAAGAAATTTCTCAAGAGATAAAAGATTTAAGAAATGAAAAAGATGGTGTATTGGATTTAATAAAAGGTATTGAAGATGAAATAAAGGAATCAGAATCTAAAATAGAAGACATTCAGAAAAGAATGACAATTTTAGATTCTGCAAAATTTGTGGTATCTGAAGAAGGTGTGAAAACCTATATTATTAAAAAAATGTTAAGTCTTCTCAATTCGAGATTGAACTATTATTTGCAAACCCTTGAAGCTCCTTGTAAATGTGAATTCAATGAAATGTTTGAGGAAGTCATATATAATGATTCAGGGAAAGAGTGTTCCTATTTTAATTTTAGTGGTGGTGAACGTTTAAGAATAAATTTAGCAGTCCTCTTCATGTTTCAAGATTTATTAAGAATACAAACAGGTTCATCCTTTTCTTTGAGTATGTATGATGAATTATTTGATTCGGCTGTAGATGAAAAAGGTATAGAAAAAGTTCTTGAAATTTTAAGGGATAGAGTTTCAGAATATAATGAATCAATATATATTGTAAGTCATAACACTCATATATATAAAAATTCAAACATAGATAACTGTATATTTTTAGAAAAAAATAAAGGAGTTACAAATATTAAAAAATTATAAATTATCACTCTTTTGTAAATTTTCAGTCCACCATAAAGGTTGAAGATTTGTATAATGAAAACATTTTTTTTGATCTTCTTTTTTAGTTAAATTAAATGAAGAACATGGAATTATATGATCTATATGCCAACCATAATATCCTTGATTGTTCCAATTCATTTCTCCTTTAAATTGAGACTCTAAATGATTTTTAAATTCTTCAAGAGAACATCCCAATAATTGCATACTTTTATTAAACTTTCTTGTATTGGTACTTCTTAAAGCGCTGGCTATCCTCCCTCTTAATAACTGACTAATGCGATAAGATTTATCAGTTTTATATTTTTTATTCTGGTATTTTGTACACCTGGTTACAATTTTCTCCTTATTTTTAATATAATATTCTTTTTGTTTTAATTTAAGATGTTCTTTATTATTTAAACTATATACTTTAATATGTTTTAAACATTTTTCTTTATTCTTTTGATAATATTTTCTCCTTCTTAAATTTTCTTTTTCTTTATTTTCTTCATGTTTTTTCCTATGATATGCATTAATTTGTTCTTTGTTTTCAATATGATAAGCGGCTTTTTTGCTTTTAAGTTTATCTCTATTTTTATTTCGCCAATTTCTTTGATATTCTTTCATATTGCTTGTTAGTTTTTCCATGATATCAATATTTATCTCGCTCCCCTCCGCAAAACACAAATAATGTTAGGTTGATTTATACACAACATTAATATAAAATATAACAATGACAACCAAAATAGATTCAAATACAGAAACCTTATTCCTTTCAGATGACAAAGTATTCTACACCATAGAAGGTGAGGGAGAATATATTGGTAAGCCTTCTGTATTCATGAGAATGTCTATGTGTAATTTAACCTGTATAGGATTTGCTTCAGTAGACTCTCCTAATGGATGTGATTCTTTTGTCTCTTGGTCTGTAAAGAATAAGATGACTTTCAATCAGATCTTTCAGCTTATGGAAGATAATAACTATATCGAACATCTTAAAAACAATGCTATTCTTAAGCTTACAGGAGGTGAACCTCTTATTCAAGAGAAGCAGCTTCTTAAATTTGTCAAAGCATTCTCTGACAAGTATAAATTCATTCCTATTATTGATTTTGAAACCAATGCTACTTTGAAACCTAGTGAAGATTGGATTTCGTTGGGAGCAACATTTACAACCTCTCCTAAGCTTACTACAAATGGTGATCCTGAGGAGAAGACCTATAAGCCAGAGATTCTTAAATGGCATGTGAAATATAATTCTGGATTTAAATTTGTCATTAACTCTGATAAAGATATAGAAGAGATTTGGAGAAAATATGTAAAGGATGAAGCTGGTATCAATATACCTCTTAATAGAATTTGGTTTATGCCTTGCTGTGGTTCGAGATCAGAACACACAGAGAGATCAGCAGCGGTTGCGGAGTATGCTAAAGCATTACACGTCAATTTTAGTCCTAGATTACAGCTTGTGATTTGGAATAAAGCCTTAAGGGTCTGATTGACTTTTGATTTAGTTTTGTAAATTGTTATATGGCTTTAAAAATCAAAGATACTCCCTCAACGGCAGACTCCAATAGAATTGTATATGAATACAAAGCCCTTAATTCTGGATTGCCTTTAGCCCCAGCTGGAATCCCTGCTGGAGTTCCTCAATATTCATACGTAGCATCTAATCCCATTAGTGTTCCTCAGCCTCCTCCCGTTGAGATGGCTGAAGCGTCTTTACCACGAGCCTTAAATTATTATGCAGATTATGGAGGTTGTGGTTTTTGGAGAATGATTTGGCCAGAGTTTGCTCTTAATCAATATCAAAAAGCTTGTATTTCAGGATTAACTGCAATGGTAATGGATATTAGGTTTTACCAAAACCTAAAAGCAATTCGTTTACAGCGCCAGGCTACACCCATTCAGAATGCTTTTGTAAAAGAACTTACAAAGGTTAAGAAAGATATGGGATTCCGACTTCTTTATGAGGTTGATGACATTGTATTCAAGGATGATATCCCAGATTATAACCGCTGTAAGGATGCATTCGTAGATGAAAACATCGTAAAGAGTATTCTAGATATAATGAGCTCCATGGATGAGGTGACGGTTACTTGTCAATACATGAAGGATTACTATATTAACAAGACTGGTAATAAAAATGTTACAGTTATTCCTAACTACCCTCCTAAATTCTGGTTAGATCGGTTTTATAATAAAAATAGGGTCGAAGAACTTTATGATAAGCATAAAAAGCGTCCAAGAGTTCTTTATGCAGGATCAGGCACACATATCGATGTTGCTAATAGAACTGGAATGAATGATGATTTTGCGCACGTAGTGCAGGATATTATCAAGGCTCGTAAGAAATTTAAATTTGTTTGGAAGGGATGTTATCCTTTAGCTGTTAAACCTTATATAGATAACGGTGAAATGGAATACATAGATTGGTCTGCATTACCAGATTTCCCTCAAGGAATATACGATACTAACTGTAACGTAGCATTTGCTCCTCTACAGGACAATGTATTCAACCGTTCTAAGAGTAATATCAAGATGGTTGAAGCAGGGGCTTTTGGTATGCCTGGAACCTATCAAGACATTTGCACCTATGAAGGAGCAGATAACCCATTCAAAACTGGTGGGGATCTTATTAATAAATTAGAATATATAACTTCAGACTTTGATAGGTATATGAATTTATCTGCTAAGAGTAGAAAGTTTGCAGAAGGGTTGTGGTTAGAAGACCATATACAAAAATATTATGATTTATACTTTACAGAATGGGGTTCAAAAGAAAGAAATGCTAGTAATTCGGGTTTAATAGACTTAAACCCCGATCAAAGGATAATAACCCTTTAATATTAAATTTTTTAAAGGGCCTCTAGTTATTGGTTTTTGAGTTTTTAAAGTACGCTGTAATACCCCAGCTCTACAATTTAAGGAAGCACAAAAATCACATAAATTTCCGTAAAAAAATATATCTTCATTAGAGTAAACATCATATATGTGAGATAACTTGTAACCTTTAAGTTTACATTTTAAAATAGTATCGTTACAATGTTGTTTTCCTTTCCAATATGATTTTCCAAACATAGGATTATTAATTCCTTCAAAATTAGCATGATTTTTTTTCATTTTATGTTTAGTTTCTAATGTATGTTTTTTGTCATACATAGGATTATTAATTCCACTATTAGCTTTTGAAATTTTTTCTTTAGTTTGTTCAGTTATTTTTCTATTCATAGCCGCTCTAGTCATTTTCTCTTTTGCTTCTTTACTGTGTTTACGACCTTTAAGTTTATTTGAAATATATTTTTTATGTTCTTTTGTGTGTTTATAACCATATGCAGGGAGATTTAATCCTTTTTTACCAAACATTATATTTTTATTACCTTTATTTTCTTTTGAATAGTTTTCTTTAATATAAGAATATGTTTTTGAATTTATTTTTAAATTCCTTGTATATGCCATTAAATTTAAAGCATGAAACATATATTTTTTATTAATTCCATTTGTCATTTTTGTTAATAATAAATGAGTTATAAAATGTTCTCTTGCCGTTAATTTTATTAAATTTTCAAAATTATCTCCACCGCCTAATTTACGTGGTAAAATATGATGTGTTTCTGTGTATATATTACCTTGCAAGGGTTTTTGCTTTCTTTGATTTATTAAATCAAAGTACCATTTAGTATATTTAGTATCATTAAAAATGTTATTCATAGAACTACTTATCCGACTATGAAGCCTTTTATTTCCTTGGGTTTCCTCTTATTATATCATACTATTAATGTATGAGTAATGCATTAGACCTTCGTCAAAATAAAAAAGTATCCATGAATCGACAGCCTTTACCGCAGTCGCCATTCTTCTCTACAAGGGGTGTAAATGTAAAATGGCCTACTTTGCGTAAGGTGTATATGAATGATAATAATGTTAAAGCATTAAAGGATCATACCACATCTAAAGGTCGTTCTATTATCTTTTTAGATGGAGAATATATTACTAAATTAAATCGTTATGTGGGTAAGGCTCCGGAGGAAAGGGCTGTATTCTTTGAATATATGGTTAAAGATAAAGAGCTTAAAGGAGCCATCTTTCTTCTTTGCTGGATTGGTAATTTTCATAATGGGTGTATCTTTCATGCAGCTCCACAATATCCACAAATGAATTGCTGGATTGATACTCTTGGATTTGAGAAAGCTACAAATTTCTTTGAGCGTAAAGTTTTTGATTTATATAAGATTGTTTCCGATATCCTTCATGAAGGTAATCCGATCATTGATGATGAAGTGAAAGAATTTATTGAAAATGGTATTAAGGTAGTATAATATCTTAATATGGCATGGAGAAATATTTTTTATGATGGAAGACAACAGGTAGTCCATCTATGGACCTGGGATGAAAACGGTAAACGTATTAAGCTCGTAGAAGATTACGAGCCGCATCTTTATATAGAGTCAGCATCAGCAAATGATGCTACTTCCATCTTTAATACACCTTTAAAGAAGGTAAGATTCCGTAATCAATTTGATAGGAGTAAATTTGTCAATGAGACTCCTATCAAAAGATTGTTTAATAATCTAAGTTGTGAACAAGATTTCCTTCTTAATAGATATAAAGATGAAGTTAATAAATTAGATTTTGGTAACTTCCCTCTTAAAGTATATTTCTTGGACATTGAAACAGACATTCATAATTTTAGGGATGATTTTAAAATTAAAATAAGAAAAAAATCATAACACAAATATTTTGGACATAGAGAGGTATAAATATTAATATGAATTATACCCTTCTATATCAAAAATTATGTACAAGAGGCCAGCAAAGAGAAAAAATAAAGGGTGTTTACTATGAAAAGCATCACATAACACCTAAATGTATGGGTGGTAATAGCTCCATTTCTAATATTACTATATTAACTGCTAGGGAACATTTTATAGTACACAGATTACTATGCAAAATACATGGTAATGCTTCTCAAGCTATTAAATGTAAATTATCATCAGCATTTAATCAAATGTGTGCGAATGGTATAAATCAAAAGAGATTTTATAAATCCAAAGAATATGATTTGGCAAGAAGATATTTTTCAGAAAATCATCCAATGAAAAATCCAGAAATAAGGAATAAAGTAAAAAAATCACACCTTAAACGTTCTTTAATTTTAAAAAGGCTTAAATATGAATCTCTTCCTCTTTGTAAATGTGGGTGTGGTGATAAAGTGAAGGATAAAAGATACAAATATTTATATAATCATTGGGATCACACCACAACAAAAAAAGGATTTACGTCTCAAGTAAAAGGAAAATTAAGTACTATAGCAAAAGAAAGAATTGAAAAATTGTCTGATAATGAAAAAAAAGAAAGATTGAAGAAAAGTTTGCATAACTCTAATGTTGATCATATAATGAGAGGAAAGAAAATATCTCTTTCCAAAAAAGGAAAGAAAACCAATCAGAATGAGATAACAGGCAAAAGACTTGCTTCAATGTCTGATAAAGCTTTTGAAGAATATATAAAAAGTAAATCACATTATGTTTGGAACCGTTTTAAAAATTTAAGAGAAACATGGAAGAACAAATTATAACATTGGGGGATATTAGGAATAATAAGTCCTTGAGAGATGATTACGAAGTATGGGACGAAAAAAAGAAAAAATGGGTAGAATATAAAGATTCCTGTTATGCAAATGACAGTTCTTTTCCTGAACCTGAAAAGGCAGACTACCCTATCAATCTCATTACCATTTATGATACTATTGAGGAGAAATATTATTCATGGGGTCAGAAACCTTATACACCTAAAGATAGTAATGTAACATATTTCTGTCATCCGAAAGAAACAGACATGCTTCAGGCATTTCTTTCTTTCTGGGAGAAGGAGCCTCCCGATATTCTTAGTACATGGAACGGCGAAGGATTTGATATTCCTTACATTATGAATAGACTTCATAATTTATTTGGTGAAGAAGATGCTGCAAGATTATCACCAGTTAATTCCCTTTATTATAGAGAGAATGTAGCTATGAATAAATTTGGTAAGATGATCAATCGTTGGTACATTAGAGGAGTTAGTAATATTGATTACATGGAAGTTTATAGAACCTTTACAAGAGGCGATAGAGAATCTTATGCTTTGAATTTCATTGGCGAATACGAATTAAAAGAAGGTAAAATAGATACTGGAGGAGCAAACCTGGCTCAATTATCAATTGATAATTGGGAGTTATTTGTAGATTACAATATTCAAGACGTAAGAATACTTGTAAAGTTGGATGAGAAGCTCAAATTTATTAAACTCATTCGCACACTTTCATACAAAGGATTTATACCTTTTGAACAATCTATGGGTAAGGTATCCATGATTACAGGTGCAGTGGCTCATCAAGCAGCTATTCAAGGATATAAAATACCTACCTTTAAGAATGACGGAGTGAGAGATGAGTATGTAGGTGGATACGTTCATGAACCAGAAAGAGGTTTAAGCAAGGCAGTTGTTAGTTATGATGCTAACAGTCTATATCCTAATACCATTATCACCTTGAACATATCTCCAGAGACTAAGATAGGTAAAGTTATCAATAGTCAGGATGGAGAATATACTATAAAGTTAGCTAATGAGAAAACGGTTACTTTATCAGAAGAGAAATTCAATAGACTGGTCCAAAAGGAGAGCCTTTCGATATCCAAATACAATGTTCTTTATACTCAAAAATTTAAAGGAGTCATTCCTAATCTCATTGATCGTCTTTATAATGAGAGAGTAGAAGCCAAGAATGAGATGATTAAAAGAGAGAAGATGGTATCTTCGGTAAAGGATAAAACCGAAAGAGATAAAATTGAAGAAGAGATTCTTAATTTAGATACTCTACAGAATGTTTATAAGCTCGTGTTGAATTCCATTTACGGAGTATTTGCACAAAAGTATTCTCCTCTTTTTGATATAGATCACTCAGCTAGTATTACTCTCACCGGCCAAGCGGTTGTTAAACAAGCAGCAGAAATAGTTTATAAATATGCAATTGAGAAGGGATGTAAAGTGGGTAAGGAGAATATATACCTTTATGGTGATACGGATAGTTGTTATTTTTCTATGCAACCTATTTTATCACACTTGAATGTAGATCTTATTAAGGAAGGCAAGCTATCTACTGAGGCAAGAGAAGTAGCCAAGGAAATTGATGAGTATCTTAATAGAGAAATTATTGTATGGGCTATAAATGAATTAAAATCTACAGATGCACGTTTTGTCTTTAAGCAGGAGACTATATGTGATGTGGGTCTCTTCATGGAAAAGAAGAGATATATACTTCACGTATTAGATAAAGAAGGATATACACCAAAAGATCCTTTTAAGTATGTAGGAGTTGAAGTAGCACGGTCATCTATTTCCGATACAGTTAAGAAATTAATTAAAAATGTAATCGAATCCGCAATGCTTGTCGAAGATAAAAAGAGATCTAATGAAATCTTTAGAGATGCATATGAGAATTTTAAAGAAATGAAGGCGGAAGATATCTCTATTCGTAGTAAGATTTCGGATATCGAGAAACAAGAAGCTAAAGTGGATAGTTTTGGTAAGATAGGTAAAGGCACACCCATTCATGCCAAGGCTGCTATTCATTATAATGGGCTCCTCAAGAAGCATAATATAGATAATGTATATGAATCTATTACCAGCGGTATGAAAATGAAATACTTTTATGCCTCTAAGAACCCTTACAATTTTAAAGTAATGGCTTTTATAGATCAATATCCTCCAGAGCTTAATGATTTCATTAAAATTAACCATCAGTTAATGTTTGATAAAATAGTAGCACCACCTATTCAAAGAGTATATGAGTGTATTGGATGGAATCTGCCTTCAATGAGTGCAGAAGTATGTACAGATTTATTTGATTTGTTCAGTTAATGGAGTATAATAAACAAAGATATGTTAGTAGCACATGAAGCACCTTTAAAAATAATGAAGAGAGTCCGTGAATTAACGGATTATGACTATGCTTTAGTTCATTTACTTGAAGAAAGCAAAGAATATAGAGACTTTTTCTTTGAGTCTAAAAAGATGGGGCGTAAAATTATTTTAGATAATAGTCTCTATGAGCTTGGTGAAGCATATAATCACGATTTATTTTTTAATTGGGTTCTTCAATTAGAGCCAGATGAATATATAATTCCGGATGTATTTCAAGATTATGAAGCTAATGTTAAATGTTTTGAACAGTTCCTAGGTAAATTTGATACTCATTCAGCAAGAGGTACACGCATAGGAGTTATTCAGGGAAAGAATTACCAGGAATTAAAAGATTCCTATTTATTCATGTCTCAATATGCTGATAAGATAGCAATTAGCTTTGGTTATGACTATTATTGGCAGCAAGCATTAGAGAATTGTGAAGAATCTATATATAAAGCAATTACAGATAATCCTTTAAAAAATAAAAAGAAATTAAAAGAAGTATGGAAACCAACAGCATTTGCTACCTTTAGACCTCAGCTTCTTAAGAGATTTATAGATGACGGTATTATAGACTATACAAAATCACACCATTTACTAGGTTGTGGGTTACCAACAGAATTTATAAATTATACAGGTGATCTTTATTCTTTCATAGAAACCATAGATACATCTCATCCAGTATTAATGGGATTCAATAATAAGAATTATGAGAGAGCTTCTAATCTAGAACATAAAATTATAGAGAAAATGGTTCATATATTTGAAGAAGAAGTGAACGAAGAACAATTATCATGTATTGAAAATAACATTTTATTTTTCAAGGAGAATATTTTATGCAAGTGAGACTAGTAGGTATAACTCAACCTTTAATAGAAGGTTTAGAATCAGCAGAAGACTTTGTTAGTTATTGTGCTAGAGTATCCAATCCGGATAATCAAATGAATACTCAAACAGCACCTAAACTGTTAAAGTATTTGATAAAACATAAACACTGGAGTCCATTAGAAATGGTAAGTGCAACGGTTGAGATCCAAACATCTCGTGCAATAGCAGCACAAATTTTAAGACATAGAAGTTTTGCGTTTCAAGAATTTAGTCAACGGTATAGTAGTGTTACTAATTTTGAATCATTTGAAATTAGAGAACAGTCTGAAAAGAACAGACAATCTAGTACGAATTTATTAGATTTAGGTGAGGATAAAGAAGCTGTTAAAAATCATCTTATCCAGGGTGCTTCTTTATATGAAAAGCTTTTATCTAAAGGAGTTGCTAAAGAATGTGCAAGAATGGTTTTACCTCTTTGTACTCAAACAACTTTGTATATGAGTGGCACCTTGAGAAGTTGGATACATTATATAGATCTTAGATGTAATGAAGATACTCAAAAAGAGCATAGAGAAATTGCCAATGATATTAAAAATATTTTTATAGATGCATTTCCAAATATTTCAGAAGCATTAAATTGGAATTTGCCTCTTGAATAATAATTCAGTACAAGTATAATATTAAAACCCATGAGTGAAGAAACAACAACAACAACAACATTAACAACCATATTAGATACCGTAGGTCGCACCATTTTGGGCGAGACGGTTCTTGAAAAGACAACCGACAAGGTTCTTGCATTAAAGAACCCAGTTGTCCTCAACGTAGTGCCACAGGATCAGAGCGGAAGAATGTCTGTTCAACTCCTTCCTATCTTCTTCAGAGAGTTTCTCCCTGATAAGACTGGTGACGTGGTATTCCTCTACAAGAAGGACAACATCACCGAGGCCGACATCGATGCCATCGATTTCAGACTTCAGGCTCAGTACAGCCAGATGTTCAACAAGAGTAACCTCTTTGTTCCAGCCGGTGGTGTATCAGGAGCACCTACAGGTGGTGTCGTGAATCTTTTTGACGAGTAATCGATCGTTAAAAAAAAAGAAACCAGGAAAACCTCAGAAAGTCTTTGACTTTCTGAGGTTTTTTGTTATTATATATTATATGGCATACAAAAAGAAAAACGAAGCAGACGTAGAAGAAACAAGTAGTGGAAGCATTGAAGATGCTTTTAAGGTTTTAGAGGATCTTAATCCTGAGGCATCTTATTTAGATAAGAATAGTTTATCTACAGTTAAGGAATGGATTGATACCGGTTCAATGGCTCTTAATGCTATTATCTCAGGTTCTATATATGGAGGAATCCCTATGGGTAGACTTACGGGATTCATTGGACCAGAATCTTGTGGTAAGACTCTTATGTGCAATAAGGTCATGGCCAATGCACAAAAGAAAGGTATGCATATTGCATATTTTGATACAGAGGGAGCTTTGGATGAAAGTACTGCATCAAGACTTGGATGTGATCCTTCTAAGATTAAACACATACCTACAGAAATTACCGAAGGATGTAGAAATCAAATCGTCAAGTTTTTAGAAAACGTTGTTGAGAAGAAATTACACGGCAAGGTTCTTATCGTTATTGATTCTCTTGGTAATCTTATTACTACACAAGAAAAGAAGAAGATAGATGAAGGAAGTGATACTCCAGATATGGGTAATAGGGCAAAAGCTCTTAAGAGTATGATGAGAGCAATTACTCATTCAGCAGCCAAAGCTAATTGCCCAGTAGTATTTACTAATCATATATACGAAGATCCATCGCAGATGCATCCTTCAGCAATTAAGAAGCAGGCTGGTGGATCCGGACCTCTTTATATGGCATCCGTTATTGTTCAGATGGCTAAGAAAGCTGAAAGATCAAGTGATAGTAAGAATAAAGATTCCAATACAGATGTTACTCCTTTATCCAAAGACATTAATGGTTTGACCCTTAGAGCCTTTACAACTAAGAATCGATTTGTGCCACCTTATTTAGAGACAGAGATGTATCTAAACTTTAGGACCGGTCTCAATAGATATTCAGGATTACTCGAGATGTGTGAAGGTTACGGTGTTGTAGAAAAACAAGGTCATCGTCATACGTTCAATGGAGAAATGTTAGGATTCTTTAAAGATTGGAAAACCGATGTTAAAGTTTGGGATAAAATTCTACCAGCATTAGAAGAGAAATTACGAACAAAGCTTTGTTTTAATAATGATTCTTTGACTGTTGAAGATACAGACTCTGAAGACACAATCTCAGAGACATTAACACCAGTTGATAATGTTTTATATTCTGAAACGGAGGAAGAATAAAATGTATACATCTACCAAAATTATAGAATTAGGATCTTGTGCCTTCCGTCAATGGAGGGCAGTCCATAGCCATTGTCAATTTATTCATGGTTACCAACTCAGAGCAAAGTTCTGGTTTGGTGCCAATACCTTAGATGAAAAGAATTGGGTGGTTGATTTTGGAGGTCTTAAAGAAATTAAAAAAATTCTAAATGATCAATTTGATCACACTCTTTGTGTGGCACAGGACGATCCTTTACTTCCATTTTGGCAAGAACTTAACAATCAAAGAGGATGCCAACTCAGAATCATGGAGTCTGTTGGTATTGAAAAAACCGCAGAATGGTGCTTCAATCAGATGAATGATTATATTAGAACGACAACGGGTGATAGATGTTGGGTGGAGAAAGTAGAAGTTTTTGAACATGAAAATAATTCTGCTCTTTTTGAAAAATCTAAACCAGTATCAGTTCATTCTGTTAGTTACGGAAGTCCATCTCAGCCCAAAAGACAAGGAGTATAATTTATGACATATCAACAATTAAAAGATATATTAAACCATCTACCAGCCAGTAGATTACAAGACGATGTAGAAATACAAGAAATTGCAAGAATTATTAATCCTCAGCCTCCGAGTGCCGCTGCTATAGGTAATACACCTACAACTGGGTTTTCTGGTCTCTTTAATGGGACTAGTTGGGGATCAAAATAAGATTGCTTTATTGTTTCTTTTAACTATTATAACTGAGTGAGTAAAACACTACCTTTAGATTTAAGTCTTTTTGAAAAGATTGTTATTTACAATTCTTTGATGGATCCAATATATTTGGAAAGTATCATAGAACATGCAAAACCTTCTTATTTCCAGGACAAGAATATTAAGGTAGTGTTTGAAGCACTGAGTAGTTATTACGAAACGTATAATAAAGTACCTAATGTTACAGAGCTTAAGGTTCATTTAGTTGAACCAGAAAAAAGAGATGCTCTTAGAGATGTTGCTTTGAGCTTTAGTAGCATTGATAAAACCTATGACAAAGAAGTCTTATTAAAGAATACTGAAAGATTTCTCAAAGAAAAAGCTGTATATAATACAGTTCTTAAAACCTCTATAGATGTACAATCCGGTCAAATAGATTCTACTAAAATATTAGAAGATTTTGAAAAGGCTTGTGGTATATCTTTAGTTGAAAGTTACGGTTTAGATTATTTAGAAAGTGTAGACTCTCATTGTGAGGATTTACAGAAGGTATTTAAAACCATTCCTTCGGGATGGAAATGGTTAGATGATAAAATTGGTGGCGGTTTCATGGCAGAAGGTAGAGCTCTTTATGTGTTCTATGGAGTCACGAACGTAGGTAAGTCTATATTCTTAGGGAACATCGCTACGAATATTCTTAGTCAGAATAAAACCGTTGTCCTTATTACTTTGGAGATGGCAGAGCAAGTATACGCAAAACGTATTAGTTCTCAATTGTCTCGCATTGCTATGAATGATTTACCTATGCAGATTGAACCTCTTAAGGATTCATTAAATGCATATAAATTAAAACATCAAGATGCCAAGCTTATTATTAAAGAATTTCCTCCTCAAAGTGTTACTCCAATACAAATTAAAACCTATATTGAAAGATTGGTTAAGAAAGGTATTAAGCCAGATGCTATTGTATTAGATTACTTAAATCTAGTAGCACCTCCAGAAAAGGGACATAACTCTTATGAGTCTATTAAAAAGATTACAGAAATAATTAGAGCCATGTCTTATTGGTTTGAATGTCCGGTAATTTCTGCGACTCAGACTAATAGATCTGCCTATGGAGAATCAAACCCTGGATTAGAGACCATGTCAGAATCTATGGGACTAGCTCATACAGCAGATGCACAATTCTCTATTTGGACGGAAGAAGAGGATTTTGAATTGGGCATTATTCATCTTGGTATTACTAAAAATCGTTTTGGTCCGAGGGAATGTCATACCGTATTAGAAATTGATTATCCTACATTAATCCTTAGTGATCCGGATAGTGTGTCACAATCATTTAATTCTTCTAGGAGAAATATACCAGGATCAGCAACATCAGGTATTCAAAGTATCGCTGATACTCTTAATCTTATAGAAAATTTAGACGATGAGGGGTGAAAGTTAATAACCTCATATTAAATAGTAGATATGTCAAAATGCTATCACGTATTTACTCATAATGATTTAGATGGAGCTGTAAGCCTTTTGACATTAATGTGGTCAAGACCTGATGATACTTTCCATTATTTTCCGGTCAATAATTTAGAAGTAGTAGATAAAATTAGAGATAATATTTCTAATACTCATAATAAGCCAACTACCTTTGTTTTAGATATTGCTTTAAGAGAAGAATTTTTACCTTTTTTAAATGAAAGTAATATTACTATTATAGATCATCACAAAACATCATTAAATTTTGTTAATAGATTTAATAAATCTAAAGTGTTGTGTAAGGAATATTCTTCAAATTCTCTTTTAGTAAGGAAATTATTTGCTGACTCCTCTCCAGAATTAACACAAGAACAAAAAATGTTAATAGCCTTGGCTGATGATTTTGATTCTTATAAATTACAAATTCCAGATTCTTACGATTTAAACATTTTATTTTGGTCTCAATATCGTAATAAGTTCTCAGAATTTATTAAAGATTATAGTAAAGGATTTAAAAAAATAACTCCTGAACAAAGGAGAGCCATAGATTTTATAAAGAGAGAAGCTTCAATAGAAGCTGAAAAAATACCTCTTTTTTATGGAGAACTTACCATAGGAGGAAAGCAGAAGAAAGTATATGCAGGTATGGTTGAAAGAATAGTACCACAGGTAATGGATATTCTAATTCAAAAATATGCACCAGATATTTTCTTTTTTATAAATACCAAAAACGAAAAGGTATCTATAAGACAATGTACTAAAACCGACCCTATTGATGTAGGGGCTTTTGCAGAAAGATTATGTGAAGGTGGTGGCCATGAATATGCCGCTGGAGGTAAAATAACACCTCTCTTTATGGAAGTTACTAAGAATTTAAAACCACTATGATTATCACATCTTCACAACAGATAGACGAAAATGTAAACCCTTCAGATGTATTTGATCTTTCAGAATTTGAAGACATTACTATGAAGTTTGCTTCTTTCGTATGCATTGCACGAGGCAAGAAATTCAATTATTTAAATTTTCTTAAATTCCTTATAGAAGACAAAAGAACGCAAAAATTATATTTTGAAATACTCGGAGACTATAGTTTACAAAATATTATGCGTGCCTATTTAGGAAGTACTCCTAATATTTATAAAAAGATTTTCCGATCAAAACTAAACAAGCCAAAATCCAAACAAATTGAATCAATTGAATAAAGTAGAGCAAGATATATATAATTGCTTTCTTAAACATTTCCGTAATGGGTTGCCTTATCAACCTAGAAAAGATTTTTCAGATATTACTCCTGAAAATGTAGTCTTGCTCAAGAGACTGAGTAATTTCTTTGCTAAATTTTCTCATATTAAATGGGATGAATTCTTCGGTGCTCCTCGTGGATTACACCCAGATGAAAAGTGCCCTCCACTTAAATTTTTCATCACTCGTGCAGCAATTAGAACTTATAGCCTCTATCAACAACAATTAGAGAGTCAGTCTCCGGATAAACAATTAGACAAGATTAAAGATAGTTTACGCTTCGTTGCTCTTTTCTGTCTCAGGAATAAAATAACTCTGAATCAATACTTAAATTTTAAAATTGGTAGAATGCCAGCTTGGACTCAACATTATAGGGAGCATAATATAAGTCCTTATAGTATAATGGAGCTTGGTGATCTATCTAGTGTTTATAATTTAAGCGAAGATGAACAGGCTTTATGGGCTCCTAATTTAACAGATAATTTAAATGCTTACAAAACCAGATATCACAATTCACCAAAAACAAAAGCCTTTACTAAAGAGGCTACAAACAAAATTAAGAATTTTATTATAGAAGAGTTGAAAAGGGTTTCATCTTAATATAATATTAAACAAACAAAAACAAAACAAACAACATATGAAATACAACAACAACCTATTCGAGTCTATTAAAGAGGCTCTTAATAAGAAGTCTTCTACCGCAGAGAGCGGATTCAGAGACTTTATGAAACTGGAGATTGGTAATACCTATTTGGTACGCCTGATTCCTAACATTGAAGCACCAGAGCGTACGCTCTTTCACTACTTCCATCATCTCTGGAAGAGTGTTGTCACTAATCAACTTGTTTCAGTCTTGTGTCCTACGACATATGGCGAACGTTGCCCTATTGATGAGTATCGCTCCAAGATTTATCGTACCAATAATGAGGGTGAGATTAAGCGCATTGCTCCAATCAAGCGTAATGAAAATTGGTTAGCCAATGTTTACGTTATTAAGGATCCAACTAACCCTGACAATCAGGGTCAGACCAAGATTCTTCGTTTTGGTAAGCAGCTTAATAAAGTCATTACAGATGCTATTAGCGGTGATGATGCAGATGAATTCGGATCTAGGATCTTTGATCTCTCAGAGAAGGGTTGTAATCTCCGTATCAAGGTAGAGGCAAATGAGGGTGGATATCCTACATATGTTTCTTCCAAGTTCATTTCTGCTTCTCCTCTTGAAGGTGCAACGGATCTTGAAGAGATTTATAAGTCTTTCAAGCCTCTTGATTCTATCTTTGAGCATAAGACTACAGAAGACATTAACAAGATGCTTAAGGTTCACTTCCTTGGTGAGGAAGAAGCACCAGCAGCTTCTGTAGCTTCTGTATTAGAAGTTGAAGAGGAATATATTGTTCCTACTACAACAAAGTCGGTTGCATCTTCTACAGTTGTAGATGATAATAACGATGTTCTTTCAGATCAAAATGACCGTATCCAAGATATTCTCAAGGATCTTTAATTCAATTAAACAACAAACAAACAAATATATGCCAAGAGTAAAAACAAACGACGACATTCCAGACATTCAAAATACGCTGGATGGTTTCCCTAAGAAGTATATTCCTAAAGTTGGTTCTAGGAATATCGTAGTTCCTATGGAAATTATTAGACAAGATGGAACCATTAACCCTACTAAAGCAATCATTAGTATGTATACCGATCTCACTCCAGAGGTTAAGGGTACAAACATGAGTCGCTATCGTATCCTGGTTGAAGAGGTTCTTGCTAACAAGACCCATCGTATTGATCAGGTTATGGATCTTCTCCTTGATGAGTGTAAGAATCGTCTGAAGTCTCAGAACGCTTACATTAAGATCAAGTTTGATTACTTCATGATCAAGGAGGCACCAGTCTCTAAGGTCAAGTCTCATATGGATTATCAAGGTTCATTTGAGGGTAGACTCATTAACGGAGAGAAGAAGTTCTATCTCCACGCTAATGTTCTTTACGCTTCCCTCTGCCCCTGCTCTAAGGAGATCAGTGATTATGGAGCTCATAATCAGCAGTCTTATGCAGACGTTACCGTTGAACTCAACCACACAGGTGTTGACGGTAAGGATGTATATTGGTTTGAGGAGCTTATTGGTGCAGTTGAGCGTAGTTGCTCAGCACCTATCGTTAACGCCCTTAAGCGTGTTGATGAGGCTTATCAGACAGAGCTTATGTATGAGAATCCAGTCTTCGTCGAAGATATGGTCCGTAAGGTTGCAGTAGAGTTAGATACTGATCTTGATGGTCGTATTAATGATTACCTCGTAATTGTTAATCACTTCGAGAGTATCCATTCCTCTATTGCAGTCAGTGTAATCAACGCAGGTAGAGACCTGAGGTAAAAATATGGACCAGAAGCAACAAGCATACGAAGCGGCTATGTTAGCCAGAATGGTAGGAACCCATCTTCACGGAGTAGATAATATGACTATGGAGAGAAGTAATAACCCTGCTAATAAAATCGACATGAATAAGTTTGTTGCTTCTATTGTAGGCCAACCAGCCAACTTTAACCAGCCGGTGACCACAGGAGTGTCACCGGCTATGTTAAAGGCTTATGAAGATGTAGAGAGGCTAGCCTTAGAGCAAGTACCTGATACATCCATTGGAGCTCAGATGATTCCAATGCCTCCTCCAGTATCATTACCGAATCAACCCAACGTAACTCCATTAGTACAGAATGCAGCTCCTCAACCGACTGTAGCAGCTACCAATGAAGATATTCAAGCAATTAGATCTCAGTTAGAAAGGATGAATGCTACTCTAACTAAGATGGCCGGAATGCTCGGCAAGGTATTTAATACCTTTAATGAAAAAAATAAAACCAATTAACCTATTAATTTAAGTGTCAGCCATTCATATACCGCTTCCTAAGAGCTTCTTAGAGAAGTTACTCAAGCCTGTAAATAGGCTTACTGAGAGTTGTGTGTTAAAAGCAGACAAGAATGATTTGTATTCTGTCTGTTCGTCTCCGGATAATACCGTGATTCTTTACGCTAAAACTACGCTTCCATTCACTTTGAATGAAGCAGTAAGACTAAATCTCATTAGTATAAAGAAATTACTATCTGGACTGGAATGTCTAGGAGATGATGGAGAGTTCTCTATAGAGTACAATATCAATAGTATTAAGTGTGAAGTTAAGTCTCCAGATAATGAAAAGACTTTCTTCAAATACCATTTAGTTGATGACAGTGTTATTAGAGAAACACCTGTAAATCTTAATAAATTTTCACAGATTAAGTTTGATACAGAATTTGTTTTAAGCACAAGTAAAATCAAACAGATCATGGCAGGTTATGCGTTTGCTTCAGATCTTACTAAGATCTACTTCTTTACCAAAGAAGGAAAGGTATATGCAGAGATCAATGACCGAACATTACAGAATGTTGATAATATGACGTTAGTTATATCAGATTCATTTATTGGTTCAGATATCTCAGAAGCTCTTCCTGTAAACGTAGAGATCTTTAAAAATCTTGCTTCGTGCAAAACTGATATTAAAGTAAAAATTAATAATCAGTATAAAGTTTTCATCTTTCAAAATAAAGAAGATGATGAAGTTGAGTTGAAATATATTGTTTCAGCTCTAGTAAAATAAACACAACTAATTAAATAAAATATATGGCAAAGAACAAAATAACAACATGCAGTTACTTTATCAAGCGACTGAGAGATAGTGGATACGTAGCCGATAAGCTTTTTAGCGACTATGGTTTCCAGGATCCTCGTTCTTGGACGGTTATTGTAGATCCACAAGTAGCAACCATCTTCATTACTTGTTTTAATAATCATAATGATATTGGTGAAGAGTATTTTGAAATGCATGATGGAGGTCAGTTTATTCCAGATCATTTCAAGATTAGGACCAGCTCAATTGAAGTCATTGTTGAATACCTGGTGAAATTTGGTATCAATAATAAGGCTTCGACCTATGCCGGAGCCTAAAAAAAGGCCTAAAAAAACAAAAAAGAAGGAACTATCTTTAACAGTAGTTCCTTCTCTTTCTGCCTCTCTGCAAACACATAAAAACCCCAAATCTCTGGATGAAATTAAAAATAATCTGTTTAATGCTATTAATAACGCTGAGTTGCAGAAAGGTCTTGACAAGTGGTCCAAAGAATCAGAATTTGAAACTAAAATAGCAATAAGAGACTTAACAGTCTTAAGAAATGTTATTACAGAATATCTAGATACATTTATGTTATTTGGATATAATACCGATGGTGAGAGAGTTGTAGTACAACATTACAAGTCTCCAAAAGACAAGGACGCAATATTAGAGTTCTTAAAAACTATCTTTATACAACAGCAACAGCAAAATAACTTTTTAGACTAATTAGATATATGTCGTTATCCACTAGTTTTCCTTATCTAACATCCAATCCATTAAATTTTAATAGTCAGGCGTTTTTTACGGATTTATCTCAGGACGCACTTGGAGGGGATGGTTCGTATGATCCTTGGATTAGAAACAACGAGGTTGATAACAATGATTTAGGCGTAAATCCTTTGGACTTCATGGATGTAGGTGATGGTAGATTGTCTTTGGGTATTGTATTGTCAGCAGTTTATGCAGAATTTATTCCCAGAATACAGTTGTACGAGGAAGTAGCAGCAGCTGGTGGGTGTCAAATTATAAACGAATATATTTGTGACACCGACGGAAACCCTATTGTTAAAACCACCACAAACTGTTCATCTAATGTCAATTTAAATGTAATACAACCACAAGAAATTATTACATTCATCCAAAATTTATCAGCAGTCACCTTACAAAACCATGTTAATAATTTTGTAGCATTTCTTCAAAGAGAAGTGATAAAAGGATGGACTATTTCTTTAGTAGATATGTCACTTATTAAGGTGATGTACATTAAATTGACAAAAAGTGGTCAAAGCAATAGATATTATCGTTACTACTACGATCAAATGAATTATATCGCATCTCAATTAGGAGTTACTCCTTATACAAGATTAGGAACGACTCCAGGTGAAAGTGAAGCAGACCTCCCAACCATTATTGAAATGATGGGAGCTCCTCTTCCTGATTACACCAAGCTTTAACAATTAGCTGAAACACTGGGTATTGTAGTGTCTGTAATTGGGATAATATTTCCAGTATTTGGATCTGTACCTCCAGGAGTTATTTTAGGTGCTGGGTATGTATCGGTCCATGAAAAATACGGTGATGGGTTTAAAGAACCGTCCGGATTTCTATTAATAGTAACTGGCACATAATTACCACCATTGAAAGGATCACCATCCCCGAGATTATATTTCGTGTTACGTGCCTTGGTATATAAACCACCACCGCCACAACCACCTCCCTTAGCATTAGGGCCTGGTGAAGGATAATCTCCATGTGTCGGTGCTGGTGTTGGTGCTGGACTACCAGCAGTTCTCTGTCCACCCCAACCTTGTAATGTTTTATAATAGCTACCCTTTACCTGATCAAATTGATGAGTGTGACTATTTCCGGCTAATGTATGATTATGTGTAAAGTTCCAAACAAATCCTTGCACTTCGACAACACCGAAACCTGCACCAACTCCCCAGAATATGCCGGTTGGTACTGGCCATTCTAATGTTCTAGCCATCATAATTAAATTAAAAGTTTCCATGGTTATTTTAGTTATACCATCCACGGTCATTGCAAAACTAGGTCTTAATAAAAACTGAGTTGCTAAATCTTTTACAAAATTTGTAGTATTTAAACCCAATCCAACCCCAACCCAATTAGCTCCCTCTGTTGCGTATTTAGAAGAAGCTGCTAAAGTGGTTTCTGCACTTTGTGTAGGTGCTATAATATAAGGAACTGAAAGAGCACCGTCTGTAGTTAAATGGCCTTTAAGTGCCACATCACCAGTAACATTTAAAGATCCTCCTACAAAGGTATGCTTTGATTGTATCATGACTCCAGTATCTCCGGATCTATCATCTGCCGTTATTAATACATTTTTACCTCCAATGGTTGTGAGATTGTTAGAAGTAATAGATGCTTCTCCTTGGGATCCATTAATATGAGCTGATCCTCCTTTCAAAGCTATCTCCCCTGTTGAAATAATATTAGTGCCACCTACCCCAGTAATAATATCAAATTTGTTTTGAATATTAAACATCAACGCCCCTGTAGGTATTTGTGTAGGAGGAACAAATATAATCTTAGGGCAAGATCCTTTTGTTTTTGTAATTAAGGAATTCTTTTGAGTAGGCGAAACAAGGAAGTGTGTAGGAATCGTATTATACTGTCCTTTAACTTGTACATAAGGACTCACTTCTTGACCAGACCCAGGAAGACCATATATTTGTACTTCATTGTCTTTATGACCTTGTACTACAGGACTAGGATTGCCTAATTTTTCTGATATTTTATTTAATTTATCTTCATTATCTTTAAACCCTTTCTCAACAGCCTTCTGACTTGCTTGGAATTTATTAGATAATCCTTCACGCATACCATTTTCACAACCCGGTCCACATCCTTCACCACTATTCATGCCTATGGTATTTTTTTGACTTAAGAAAGGTATATATACCTTATTCATTACAGTCCTAAATGCTTGAAAAGGACCTGCAAGATAACCTGGACAAATTTTATTAAGATAATCAAAAATGGTTGCCCAATTATCACTCTTATCATCTACTAAATGTTTTTGTGCACAAATAGGACAAGCAACTCTTTCTGCTTGTGTATTATGCATTGCATCATGAGAATTTTTTGTAATTTCATTTACAACTGTTTGATATTCTGATAAAGCCTCTTTATGTGAATCTTCTTGTTCTCCAGAGAGATTTTGGGTTTTACCTTTTACGTATATACCTTTATCTCCGGTTAAAGTTTCTTGTTTATTGTGACCGGTTACATGAACATCACCACTGGCATTAAGAGATATATTATTATAGGCTCTTACCAAGAAATTACCTTTAACCATCTTCCAAAGAGTTCCCCAAGAATTCTGACCAGTAATAAAAGATCTATCATCTGTGGTTTGAGAACCATTAGGATCGACCACTTTACTGTCAACCATTTGTATACCACTATAACGAGAATTAATAGAATTCGTTGTGGTTTCTTGGTTTTTTGAAATTTGAAGCGGATCGGGCATATTTTATTTAGGCAATAGTGGTGTTAACACCAGTAGGAGGTTCACCCGCCATAGCATAAGCATCAGCAGGTTCAATTGCTTTAGCAAAGTAAACTGGTCTTTGAATATCTCCGCCCAAGAAAAATACCCACACTTTATCTCCAGGTAACGGTGTTGAAAATACTCCAGAAGGTGATCCAGGAGTACCTATATTAGTAGCCTGAATATCAGCGGCAGAGCGATCTGCTATTCTTACTAATTTGGTTGAAGATGTTTGGGTTGGCGAACTAAAAGATGTGCCACCACTATTGGCATATTGAACTTCGTCATTTCTACGATTTATTAATCCGCTCTGAGCAGGTGTATAACTCCCCCAATACACAGGCATATTAGCAGAAATACTCTCCCATGATGATCCAGAATTATTCAAAAGTTGATCTAATCCACCAGCTCCTCTATTATAGGTATAAGAATATAAAGCTTCTTTTTGATATTGGTTTAATTGTATATTCTTTGAAGATAATCTTCGATCAGTTTCTGATGCTGATTGAGATAATTCTGCGACCAACCTTGCTTCGGCTTCAGATTCTGTTATAACTTCATTGGGGCTCGTAGCTCTTGTACCATAACCTATTGAAGTTTGAGTATTATCTCCATAAGCTTTAGCACTAAAACCTTCCTTAGCCTTTACAAAATTTATAAAAGAACTGCTAAAATATTCATTTTTTGATTCTGTTTGTGTATTTCCTAATGGATCCATATTAGCAGTACTACTAGGAAATTCTTTAGTGACGTCAACATCATTACCACCATCATTAAACGTAGATCCGCTATTAACTGCTCCAGCACCAGTCGAAGAATTAAACATACCACTCGAACCACCAAAACAAGGGGCTGCAGCTTCTGCCCAAGGGAGTATTTTTTTAAGTTTATCCCAGAGACCAAATTTTTTAAGATCTGCTGGACTCTTGAAAGACATATCTTTCAATTCTTGATTTACACCAGTATATAAAGTATTACTCAAATAAGGAACATAAACCTGTACTCTATTTCTTCCTTCTGGATCTGCTACATCACTTACAACCATCCCCAAATGTATACCGTGTATTGGTTCCATATTTTATTTAACTAAATCAGTTACACTATCTTTAGCAAGGTTTGCTAAATTACTTACATCAGCCGTAAAATCCCCAATATCAGTTTTGAAAGCTTTGAAATAAGGATTAGAATTCACATCCAGTGCTGCTAGAGGATTATCAGGATTTAAATACATTGGATTAGGAGGAACTATTCCACTCCCCATACCAAAATCACCAGTGCCAGGATTTGAAGTTCTATACCATTGACTATTATTACCAGCAACTCCTGCCTGTAACATTATGCCACCTAAAGGACCTAATTGACCCATCAACCCATAATGTAAGAGAATTGCATTGGCTGTTTGTAATGCAGAATTATTAGCACCGGCTGAAAATCCAAAATTAGAAATTAATTGTCCTAAAAATGCTTCTGGATTTGCTGTTAAATCTGAGAGTGAATTTATCACATCACCCACTCCCGGAATCAAAGTTAAAAGACTGATGGGATTATAAGCATAATTTAAACCTATAGAAGCATAGTTTATAACTGTCTGTATAGAATTAATAGTATTAAAAAGACTATCCGACCCATTAAAGAGAGAAGCAAAAAATGCTATATCATCTAATAAACTCTGAGCAGCACCGAGTATAGCACAAATCAAATCCAAAGGTATGATGCTCGATATTAAATTGTAAACATATTGGTTTATAGATGCCATAATACCGTTTATAACTTGAGCAAATTGTTGCATTACTAACATCACTCCTTGATATAAATCATAAAGGGCTTGCATAAAAGAATTGACCGCACCTTGTATTTGATAAAGTACAGATTGTAGACCACCAAATGCTCCTGGAGGTAATGAAAGATAGGATCTAGTACGAATTATATTACAAGTATTTTCTATTGCGTCTACCATTCCAGGATGGATACTGTTTAATAAATCTGCACCTAGACAAGGAGTATTGACTCCCGGTCCGGTCATTGGGTTCAAATTCATTTGTGGTGCCATACGACTGGAAATACCCAAATAATTTGGAATTACCAAATCACCCTTTTTCCCGGCAGGTGTCTGAGTTTTTAATTGATCTAACAATTTGAGGGTCCCTAGCCTACTCATTAAATTACCATAACCTTCTGGAGTAATTTTATAGGAGGCTCTTCCAGGCACTAAATTATATGTACGATACATAGCATCTTGACCATATGCGAAGATAGCTAAAAAACCAGCATATTCATTGCTATCAGAAGCCAAAGCTTTGATTGCGCTGTTTGAAGGCTTAGTTTTAGCACTCAAATTAGCAGCTAATTCTAAATTCTTTATAATAAGTTCTGGATTTTGTGACATATTAATCTAATATAATAACTTATGGTTAACAGCATATTTTACCCTCCTATAGGTTTAGCAGGGCATGCAAGAGCTGGTAAAGATTCCTTAGGAAAGGCTTTAATAGAAGTTTTTAAAACAGAATACCACATACCAGCTAAAAGATTTTCTATAGCAGGTGATTATATACGTAAAGATTTAAACGACCTGATACAATCCAAGACTAATATATCATTATATACACAAGATGATAATGAAAAAACCTTGCTTAGACCTATCATGGTTGAGTACGGGAGATTAATGAGAAACACTACAGAAGGACGCTATTTTATAGAGCATCTACAAGGTAATAAAGAATTCAGGAACAATAACATATCTATTATAACAGATATGAGATACACAGAATATCCAAAAGACGAAATTTTTTGGTTAAAAAATGAAATGAAAGGATTATTAGTTTATATAGAAAGAGAAGGACTTAATCCTGCTAATGAATTCGAAAGAATTAATAATGAGATAATAAAAAGAGAGGCTGATGTTGTAGTCTATACTAAAGATAATATTAATTATGAAAAATTAATAAGAGAAAAGGCAATAGAAGTAATAGACAAATATTTCTCTACCACTTTCCAATAGGACATTTTTCAGCCTTGAGATATGTTTTAGTAGCCATATAACACCCACATTTGGTACATCTCTCTTGGTCTTTATTAAAGAAATCACAACCGCGGCAGATGGCTAATCTAGACTGAGCATCTTCTTCAGATATCTTGAGACCGTTTCCGGCTGCTACACTAGTCACGTTTCTCACAATACTCTGACCTATATTCTTTGCCATTTGTATTTTGGATGGAAATTGATTAGGCTGTTTATTTGAAGAAGCTAATTGATTAATACGAGTCTGTTGTAATCTATTTTTTAATTGATCTCTATTCATTTTAATATTTTGTATCCATGTGATCCCATAGCTTTGAAAAGGAATCTACCTTAACTGCAACTACATCACAGAGATATTTATCCTGTGTGAATAAATGCACAACTCTAGTCATGAGCCACTGGCCTAAGAACCTATCGTCAAAGGGGTTGCGATCACTAGATGTAGTTCTATCTACGAAAATAAATTTACCTGGTGTTCTAAAAGTCAAACCCGGAGCCTGAAAATATAATGCTTCATTTAAAAATAAAGCATCTTTAATCATACTAAGAGATGTTTTATTTTTGGGAAAGAATGTCTGGGGAGTAAAATAATTAGTAGTCATCAAACCAGTTGATTTGGTTTTATTAATGTTTAATAAAATCTGTTGACTGTCTTTTTGGTTATACGCATATAAACCTTCCTTAGCCAAATCTTGTAATTTAGTAGAAACATCTTCAGCTCTATTTCCTTTAAAATACGAATTAAATTGACCTTTACTAAAATCGTAGTTATATACAGGTCTATTAGTTATACGAGCATCATCAGATGAAACCATTGGTGCAAATTTATATTTTTTAATTCTTGATGCTATACCCGATATGAAATTTTTTGTATCTGAACCATTACCGTCTGGAGCTCTAGCTATATATGGAGGTGAAGTAGTAGCATCTAATCCATCTTCTAATAAAAGTCTTTCTATTTGATTGTCCTCTGCATTTTTAAAATAACTAGATAAAGGTCTTAAATGCCATTTCTTATCCTCCGTCCATCTTCCAAAATCTAATATTACAGGTGACCCGTCTTTGCCTACTGCATTATTATAAACATAATTTAAATCCTGTAAGGCGTTAGAATTGGCTGGGGATGTATATAAAATATTAGTACCTAAATCATTAGTCATAATAGACGATGGGCCCTCATCCCATTCTCCAAAATTATCAAATTTAATATTTGGATCCTTTATAGAACCTGAACTATCATACCCCACTTTCATGTCTGCATTATTAGGATTTGAATCTTTTGATGCTGCTGCACTTATTATAGACTTCAGTGCCAAATTAGCTGGCATAGTCCTCTGTATATCTTTTGTTGAGGAGTTGCCATTATTAGGACCATATAAAGAAGTAGACCATTCTAAATTTCTTTCACTCATGATCTGCAGACGTTCATCTTGAAAATATAATTTCCTCAATTTACGTTGAGGGTCTTCTGTAGGGAGATCTTCTATATCATAAACCACAAAGTCATAATTCATTTCCCAAAGATCAGGTGGTAAATCACCTGCTATCTCCCGAGCATTGTCTTTTAATGGTTTTTTATTTACTGGATATATCTTTATACTAATTCTATTACGTCCATCTGATCTGAAAATATAAGGAGCATCCACTTTAGGCCTATCAGCTTCTTTATTTTTAATAGTAGCTAAAGCACCTCTTTCAAACATCTCATAATCATTTTTTAAAACTATCCATCCTTTAGTAGGCCAATTCATTAAAGTCTCTTCTATAGCTAATGAATTAACAAAAAAGAAAGGAACTAAAAAGGGCTCTTGGCCTTCTATTTGATTATATAACCATATTTCTATATGGTAATATTGGTCTCTTATCTGATGTATATATTTTAAATCTTCAGACATATTAACAAGAAGATACGTTTACATCTCTTAAAAGATCTACCTGCAATTGATTATAAACAAAAGTTGCATTGCAGGTAATTTCAGAAGGATCTTGGTATGAATAATTTATAGGACTTAATTTAGTAATGAACACATCACTATATTTAAATGATATGATTTGTTTATCATATTCATCTAAAGCAAAAAGAGAAAAGTTGGATATATATTTTTCTAATGAATTTGTTAATCTGATATCTTCTCCATGCATATTAACATTAGCATTTAAATCAGACGAGCTGGTCTTAGAATTGTTAAACAGATCTAACCATTTCCAGAGAGTCCAATAATTTTGATATCCATTATCTACTAAGAATTTAACTTCTAAAGGCGGATATGAAGGACGAGACATACTTGAAACTTTCATTGATTGGCCACCATAAGCAACCGAAATCTCTGGTACAGAAATTTCTGGCACAGGAGATCCAAATACTGTAAATTGTATTTGCTTTGGTTTATAGTTAGATTGCATCACAGCATCTTGTGAATTCTTTAAAGCTTCAGGCAAATCTAATACCAAAAGAAATTTATCACTGCGTGCTCTGTTTAAAACGGTCTGGTTCATATATTAAAAAAGTGTTATGGGTCTGTATTCCTCTATAGAAGACTTATCTTCTTCATCTGGGTTTTTTCGGAATTTATCCTTTTCAGTATAAGCTTGAGTATGAAGCCATCTCCATAAATCATTAGCTTCATCTGCAAAAGCTGCATTGCCATTATATTCTTTAGTAGGCATTAAACTAGGTAAAGCAGAAGATCTCTTATTTTTATCTAAACTATATTCGCCACCTATAAGAAGAGGACTTTTAGAAATGATATCAGAATTGTCATACAATGCCTGTATTTTAAGAGGTCTTCCCTGATCATCTAATTCAGACACGACAAAATATCTTGTTACTAAAGAAGGATCTAATATAAAAAGAGCCCAAATCAAACCAAAAATTCTATCATCTAAATCTTTATCACTTCTTTTACTATATGTAAAATTAGGAAGTCTAACGAAATTATAAAGTTCTAATATGGTATCTATATCACTCAAACCTACTACTTTTAATCCATTAATCCAGTATCTAAAATTAGCAATGCCTTTGTATCTAGTATTAGTATGATTGTGAATACCTAATCTCTTTTCAGTGTTATAATGTTTACTGTTACCTTCAAATTGATAAGATACAACATTTTCATATTGGTGAGTTTGGCATAATACATCCAATACCTGTTGACCATTATTATTATTCTCAATTAAAATAGGAGGTCTACCCCAGTCAGTCAATACACTCATCAATTTTGTCCCGAAATGAAACGGTGACATAGAGTTAGTTGCATAAACCGCCGCTTGTTTTATATTTTGTAAATTAGTTACATTTAAAATTTGAGCCACGGTATTAGACCTTCCTATACCCTCACCTACGTCAACTCCTATGATATATAAATCACCAGGCTTTGGTAATTCATATATTTTATAAAAACCATTATCATTAACCAATATAGGATCTTTTGATTGTGCTTTCAGTGCATCTAGATATGAAAGATCTACAACGCTTTTACCAGGCAGTATAAATGCATTACCAAATTCTTGTTCGAAATCTTCTACTGAACCTAAAGAAGCTATTGTTTGTAATCTCCAAGCCTCGTCTCTCCCAGGCACATCATTCCAATCAACTCTCTCTAAATTCCACTCACTATTTTTCTTTAAAGCTTCTTCATAAAGATCATAGAATTTGTTATCAGTTCCATTAGGAGTACTAATTGCCACTATCTGAGATTTCTTAGAAGATGAAATAATGGGAATAGCTGATTTCCATAATTCCTTCATCAATTCCGTAGGACAATGTGCCATCTCATCTATAATTAAAAGATTACTGGAAGAACCACGAGGACCTGCAGCAGAAGTAGTACTGATGGTGATAGCCGAGTCATTTGCTAATAAAAATCCATCCTTACGCCAAGACTTCATACTAGGTTTGAGATAAACCGGTAATTGTTCATATGCCATTCGTATTCTAGCAAATACTTCTTTGGCTGTAGATTCTTTATTTGCTATAATGGTAACTCTTTTATCCGCTTGGAAACAGACTAACCAAAGAGCATATATAGTAATAGTAGTTGTTTTACCTGACTGTCTACTTGATAATACTATATTAAATCTATTAGACTTAAAAGCCTTTAACAATTTTTTTTGATATTTATAAAGTTCTATTTTCTTCTTACCTTCATCCAATGTAGTAATATAAAAATGATGTTCCGCAAAATGCAAAATACTTTTAGCACAGAGTTTAAGCTCTGCTATCATATCATCAGACCATTTAAATGTGGCGTTCTGTCTTAATATATTTTCATTGCCTTGAAAATATTTGCCATCTACTAAAATGTCACCATTTTCTATCTCATCCAAGGGAACAGAATCAAGATCTGTCTCATAATCATCATCGTCTCTAGGTAATTTTGGCATTATTAATAAATATTTAGTGGTGAAATCAAAAAAGAAAAGGGATGACCTTGCTGATTATCTCATGGTTTTAGAAGAAATACCCCAAGATTACTTGTTTTTATCTAAAAACAGTAAGGTTTTTAACTACAAAAGTAGATACCCCATAATCCTTCTGGATTACAATGACAAAGAAGGGACTTGGTTAAAGCTCAAAAAATCTATTGATAAGCTTGAAAGTAGAAGTGAGCAAATTTTTGATAAGGAAGTAGAAGAATATCTAGATGATCATCCTGAAATAGATTTTGAGCATGAAATGTTTAATGATATTATACAAGATTCTTTTTACTTTAAAATAGACAACGATATCTATTGTTATAGTATTAAAGAAATATCAGAAACTCATATGATGGTGAGATTCTTTTTTGACGTCCAAAAATTTATCGACTAATCTGTTTTTGTAATTCCGATAATATGGTCCCTACATATTTAGATTTTAATAATTTTAAAACTGTTCCGGGTGTAGGCATTTTGGTTGGATTTTCTATTTGATTATAGTTACATATCAACCACCATAAATCTAAAGTATTGTATTGTTTATAAGAAATAGAAACCCAGGTATCTGAGTAGGTAACAACATATTCATCTTCTACTGATTCATTGTTTGTAGGGACTACGTTAATAGCTCTTTGCAAATTATAAAAATTGTAATTTGTATCTGCATCAGTATATACGTTTAAAAAATTCTCAAAACTGTATAAGGATAATTTTGGTAAAGTTGATATGTCTTTTCTATTCATATTATGCAGTTGTCAATATATTTATATTATTAGCATTTGCTGTTGATCCAGACGATCCAGCATAGGGATTTATTCCAGGTACTATAACTTTAACCTTTTGTCCGCCTAAAGCTCCCCACATAATATTAGAACTTTGAGGTAATAATTCTTGAAATACTATAGTAACTTTATAAGCTTCAGGTATTAATGTTCTACCATCAGAACTGCTATTGCCTCCTAAATCTGTTATTGATCTTGTTGTTCCGATAGATTCTATATTTAGTTCTTTGATAATAGCAGCTGGCATATAAACACTTCCATCAGATAAACCATCGACAGTATATATTTTAGGAGGAAGATACGATAAGAATGTTGTTCTGGTTTTTAAATTTTGAAATGCTAATAAACTTACGAAGCTGAAATTATTATTAGCATCTTCAATGGATCCAGTGTTGTAAAGAGGAAACGAAACTGTTATTGTATTTTCACTAGTAGTAGCAAAAGACTTCACAGGTTCTGTCCCATATCCAGGTGTTAATACATTACCAAGAACATCACCGGCTCCAGTAAGCATATCAAATGCCTTTTTAGACGAACCCCCACCTAAAATGCCTTTAGCCATATCGGTTATACCCTGAGTTGAATCCGACCAAGTATTGGATATATTACCTCTTATCGAACTTCCAGGTCTTATTAGATATGGTAATGAATAATAAAAACCGGTTTTATTCCCAGTGTACAATGCTTGATAAGGATCTAATTGACCTTGCTGCAATTGAGCTGCTCCAGTTAATAAACGAGCTAGATTAGAAGTCCAAGCACCATAATCTAATGAATATTCTGTCAACACCAAACGAGGAACTTCATCAACACTTCCAGAATTTTTCCATCTTAATGTACCATGTACATCCACAGTACCACTACCTGTAGGTCTTGCTATAGGGTATTTTATAGTCAGATTATTAACTTCTGTACTTTCTTCGTCGATATAAAAATAATTAAATTTAGCCATTATTATTGTCCTCTTCTATTTGTAATATTCCACCAATCAGAACGAGCATCAAATATAGGATCCCTTGATCCACTTATATAAGAGTCTGATGACTGATTAGAACTTGAATTGCTAATATTTACTAAAGATCCCCCACTCTGTGACGATAGATTTTGATTTAAGTCTTTAAAATTACTAGACATATTAAACATAACCTCTTTCATAGAACTTAAGTGAGCCTGTAAATCTTGAGTTAATTTCAAACCAGGATCTTGAAATACCGGTTGAGTCTGAGGTACGTTATCAGCATTTATACCCTGCTCATAACTATTTATAGAAGCTGAAAGTGCTGTGATAGCAGCTGCATCTGCTGGAGGCAATACTGAAACAGCCGGCTTATCTTTATTTTTACCCCAGCTCCACCAATGTTTTTGTTCTTGTTGGTTTTGAGGAGGTTCTTTGGTTGGAGGTGTTTTGCCATCTGTAGGTTCTCCAAATCCTTCAACTCCCAAAAGCTTGGCTGCTCTTGCTCTTACACTAACTCCTAAAATACTTTCTGGCAACATCTTCAAAACGGTTTGCATTAGAATTTTTCCTATATTAGAAAAGAAATTACTAAATGTTAAAGGTTTATCTTTGGGTGTAATACCTGCTTTAACATCATTGAATAAATTAGACAAGAATCCAAAAGAAGGGATTAAAAAGGAAACATTACTCAAGAAAGATTTCCAATCTCCTTTCATTATAGAAGATCCAATTGCAGTTATAGCCTTTACACCTGGTATAGCAAATATTTTATTTTTAATCCAAGACATGAGTCCACCAAACATATTGCCTAGAGCCGCGCCCTTTCGTTTCGGATCACCTTCTGCTTTTTCTGTTATGTTGGCACTTAAAAGATCTATCGCAATGGAAAGAGGTATACCAGCAAATGGTATTAAACCCACTATACCAGATGTTATGTCTAAAAGACCACCCACTATATCACCATCTATTAATTTTTTAATACCTATACCAGCACTGATGAGGAGACCTATACCTGGAATCTTAGTAAGGAGTCTCTTGCCAATAGTACCTAAAAGATTTCCACCTAATTTAGCAGCTCCTTTGGCTACAGTTCCTATAACCTTAGGAAGAGAGGGTGCTGCTTTGGTAGCAGTTTTTGCAGCAGCCTTCACGAATCGACCTCTAGCATCACGCAGAGGAAGAGTTCTAACAGCTGGTTTAGTCACCGGTGCTTTAGGAGTAGACGCTTTGGGTGCAGGTAAAAGTTTTTTAGCAACAGCTGATCCTACTGCTTTAGCTGCAAGTGATACAACACCCCCACCAGCCTTAGCTGCAATTGTTGTAGAGGCTTTAACTGCCTTAGCTGCTTTGGATCCAAACACACCACCAGCGAGTTTTGATGTTAAGGAAGCAGCTGCTCCCATCATTTTTAAGCCAAGCAATGTACTCCATTTCCCAAATCCATCTATCCATCCTTGCCATTTTGCTAAAGATTCTCTAAATGGTGAGAATAGCCCAGTAAGATTAGTACCAAAAATATTATCAATGGTCTTCGTTATAATAGGACCAAATGTACTCCCTGCTAATAAAGCCAATCCACCTTTAAAAAGCAAAGAACCGAAGCTGTAGAGAGTCTCTAATAAACCGCCAGATTTACTCGATAGATACTTGTCCAATCCACTTAAATGCTCATTCTCATCATCTATAGATTTCTTAAGTCCTTTTAATAAGGAGTTTGATTCTTTATTTGATAAACCTACAATTTTAGCAAGTTTTTGAATAGTATCATCACCTAAATTAATCTCATCTGGTTTTGTTTTGTAAAGTTTGGGTTCTTCTTGTGAAGATGGCGTGGAAGGTAATTTAACTTCTACTGTAGGAATGTTGGTTTGAATTCTTTTAAGATCAACACCATACTGTTTTGCAGCTTTCTTTATATTATCCGTAGCTGTTTTAATTTGCTCGACTGAATTTTCAGCAGCATCTTTTATAATAAAGGTTGAACCTACTATTTCCTTTACTTTAGTTAAAACAGTTCTTTTAATCTCATCTTTTAAATTAAGAGATGAAGTGTCGTTACCCAGTAGGATTTTGAGAAAGTCCTTAGAGTTTATGGGACCAGCTACTTCTAATTTAGCTAAAAGTTCTTTAAATGCATCAGGAGGCATATAGAATACTTAGACTCTATAGCCGAAACCTAACCTCAATTAGTTAAAAACAATAAACTATCAACTTCTAATAATTTTGTATAATCACCAGTTGAAGCCTTTATTGTTATTACGGCTTCCAATTCTTTCTTCCATTTAGCGACAATATCAAGAATCTTTTGTATAACTGCAGCTGGTAATTTTTCTACAAACTGAATTTTTTGATGAATTGAAAAGGATGAATAATTTAAATCTCCCCCGTCGATAGATACATTCTTTATATACTTTGATGTCTCTCCTAAGAAAGCATCTGTAATAATGGTCTTAACTTCTTCTGTATCATCAGTCTTTTTCTTATTCTTTAATAAGAAAGTATCAAATTGAACCTCAGAATGAATAGTAGGTAGAATGACATTTACAGAAATAGAAACACCATTTTTAACTACCTCAAAAGATTCCTCTGGTGGTGTAACATAATGCTTGATTTTATCTGTAATGGTTTTTAATGAGATATCTTCTGTGATATCACTGTCTTCAAACTCTACTTTAATAGTAGGAGAAATTTGTGATCTTAATGCAACTGCAATGGCAATCTTGTCTGCAATAGTTAATGAATCCAATACTTCTCTAGGCTCTGAAATATTGGATATTATTATATCATAAAAAGCTTTTGAAAAGGTGGTCTTATAAACTGAAGAATCTATAGCTGCTTCTAACAAATTCTTTTGTTGTCTAGCATTAATTTCTTTAACAGTAACACTTCTATTCAAAGAAGGTATCCAGACCTCGCTGATAAATGAATCTTTCGAAACCGTATCCAATGCATTAAGAGCATCTTTAAATGATAAAGCTGGGGGATTAACTTCTGTAGTATCTTCTGACATATAATTTAATTAGGCATAGAATCACCAAATTCACGAGCTAAACTTTCTAAAGTATTACCACCTATCGGTATATTATTACTTTGATTATTAGGAGTTTCTCTACTTGCCCTCTCTTCCTCTACATAGGATAGATAAACCTTTCTCTCCGTAGTCGTCATTTCATCAACAAAATTTAAATCCATTTTTTTAGTACCTAGAACATAATATTCCCTATATATACTCTTTAAATCAAAGGTGAAAAAAAGTCTTAAAATCTCTACATAGGTCTTATTAAAAAAACTAAACCTATAATCAGATAATTGTTTAACACCAAATAAATCACACGATGCTTGGTGTTCTAGAGCTTTTAATAACTCTGTTTGTACCTTTACTCTAATTGAAATTGGTAAATTATTGAATATATCTTCTCTTTCTTCAAAAGAGAAAGACCATAAGTCTATAATATTATCTTTTATTTTTATAGACTTTATAAAATAAGGTAGGGACTCTGTAATGGATTTAATAGAACCCAAACCAAGAAAATAATTTTCAGACGCTTGATCTGGCCAAGATAGTAATATATTCATCCCTTCCATCTCTATACGATGGGATAATAAATTAGAAGAAGCATCATACAAATTCCTCAAAAAGAAATTTAAATCCAGTACTATTTTAGCTGTCTTAATCCCGTTTTCTTCATTTTCTTGATTGAGTTGTAATTCCAAACTAGAACCGAAAGAAACCATTCTTAATTTAGTGGCAAATAATATATACTCTATAAGATTCAAATCTTTTAAATCTTCTTTATTCTCAACACAATCAAAAATTATCTTCTTTAAGAAAGAGGTGTATAATTTAGGTTCACCATTCTCAGATGGAATTGAAAAGTTAGCCTTGGCAAGAGCTAATTGTTCTTTAGATTTTATTTCTCTAAAACAAATATTTTTACCACAAAAAGGCATTTCTACATTATGTAGATAATAAGACATTACTAATATATTAGTTTAATAATCGATTAAATCAATTATTGATTGGCGAATGTGGGAGAATCAGCTTCTAATACACTGTAATAGTCATAAGCAAAATCAACTGCTCCATATATCATACCTTCTGATGCGTATGTTTGTGACATGCCAGGAACTATAGAAGGCACAATATTATAGAATCTAAATATTTTACGTTTAGCCATTGGACTATTGGCTCCGGTCTTGGCTAAAAAGACTATATCTGCGTAATCACACTTTACATTTTTAGGCGATCCAGGTTGCCTCGCTATTAAACCATTGTATCCAACCAATATAGACCAGGGTCTTAAAATTAAATCTATGAACGAAGCATTTGTTTCTGTAAAGACTATTGAAAGTTTTTTATAAGTGTCTCTATTAGAGGATGTTGCAGGTCCTAAATAACCTGCATAATCAACACCTTCGTTAGAAGTTCCTATAGTTTCACCTGGCAGAGTAATCTGTCTTGCGAATACACAACCTATTAAACTTTCTGTTGTGAGTTGATACTCTGTCTTAGTTAATTGACTAACTATATTACTTCCGATCGACCAAGCTGCTGAATTACCAGAATCATAATTTCTTACAGCACTACCTAAATCTCCTTTTAAAGCATTGACGGAGTCTAGATTAAAATACATGAACCATTGACTCTCAAGAGCAATAGTTGAAGACCAATTACTTAAAATATCTAGATAAAACCTATAGGGACTTGATGCCATATAGAATATTTATCTAGATACTCAAAGTTTGTCTATTATTCGTTTACCCAGAATTGGTAAGCGATAGTAGCAGGCTGTGTGACAATCTCACCGGCCTGTGTGATATCTAATGCGTAATCACCGATATTTGTACAATAAGCACCTACCAATGTGTAGATTGATAATGGATTACCATTCTTACCCATAAGGGCTAAAGTTACAGTACCGAGATTCTTAACTTCATATGCTCCAGTACTTGTCTGGTCATCAAATGTGCCTCTTGACCAGGCTTCAAGCTTAGCTCTAATTCCAAGATCCTGAGGCATTCTGAATGTTACATTCCAACCAGCACTATTAGGATAGTTGGCTGTACCAGGAACATTGAACTGCATTCCCATGAAAGGAACCTGTACATTGTTAATGGCACGCTGAGGTAAGGTTGTTGAAGTAACATAAACTAAATCTGATTCATCAAAGTTAATGTTTGTTGCTCCAGAATTAATATTCAGAATTCTGAATAGATTTGTTCTTGCGAAATCTCTATTGAACGCATTCTGATAGAAATTATTAATGTCTTGGTTTTGGAATAAGTTGGGCATATACTATATTTATCCTTGTATTAACCAATCAACTCACTAAAGTTGACTCCTGTTTGCGTAGCAATGAAGTCGGCTAAAATGAATTCTGAGGTTCTTACGGGTTGGATATAAATTGAAACCTTCAATTGATTTGCATCAATTACATCTGGTGTATTGTTTCTCTCATCGCAAACAATCTTATAATCATATAAGCCGTTATTGTTTTTGGCTTGATTAAAGATAGGTGTGAGGGAGTTCACCAATCGAGTTCTTGTTGTGAATGAATTTGGTTCAAACACGAAGTACTTTAAGAGAGACTGTGTACTCTTTTCTAATGTTAGGAAAAGTCTACGAACATTGATTCTATCAAAAGCTGAAGGCTTTGTGAAGAGTGTCTTTTGTCCATATATCACATATCCATCACCAGGGAAGAAGGCAATTGGGTTAATGTTTATTCTGTAGAGAAGATCTCTTTGCTTTTGAGTTGGGTTAATAGCCAAATCAAGAACGTTTGTAAGAGCCCCTCTGTTGAAGCCAGCAGGTGCTGACCATGGGAATGATGTCTGTGCACTTTGTGCAAAGACTGCTGCAGCCCATCCAGAAGCAGGTACCCATACTTGTGAGTTTGATGCTGTATCATTAATCTTAAGCCAGTTGCCGTAAACTGCAGTGTAACTTGAGATCGAAGAAGCGTAAAGATTCTTGATGGTCCAATATACATCTGAAGAGAACACATATCCAGTACCCTTAGACACCTTTATGTCTTTACCAGATACAAAGATACCCTTTAACGGATCAGCTAAGAATACATGATCTTTACGAGTCTGTTCTGCAAACGCAACGAATTGGGATGCTACTGAATTATAATTAAGAGCTACTGAATCGCTTGATCCTGTACTTTGATTCTTAAGACCTGTAAGATCTATTGTGTAAGATTCATCATACACATAAGGTTGTCCGGTTGAACTATTTCCATATACAGGATCTGACCAACGAGCCTTGGCACTTGCCCATATTGTTCCTAAACCGGCTTCTGCTGTAACGTCTAACGAAACATCAAGAACATCAACATTATTTAAAATGCGTTGTAATTTTTGTGGAACGTTACCAACGTCCTTAGCGGCGTCATTTGTATCAGAGATATAAACACCCTCTGAATAAAGATTCTTGGCTGCATTAGAGACTCTTACAGTCTTGAGAGGCACACCATTAGATCCAATCCAGTTACCTGTATTGGCTATGTACGGGTTTGTGATAACCTTTACGTTATTAGAACGTTGATTAGCTACTGCATCTAAATTGAATGTAACAGGTGCTCCACCACTTGGGTTGTTTTGTGTTCTGAGAGAATACAATGAACCTGTATAACCTTCTTGTGTTACATAATCCAATACGATTGTGTCCTGTGCATATATAGAAGAACGAATCTTGAATACTGTAAGGGTAAGGCAATCATTGAATGAACTTGAACCGAAATCATATGAGGTTGGGAATTTCTCCACTACCTCTGAGATACTTGTTCCAGCAGCTGAATAAGCTTGAGTCAAGCTGAAGTTGAGTCTTGATTGTGGAACAGTTGCAAATGTTTGATAAGAACCGTTTACTACTGTGTTAGCTGATTTAATACCTGTTATGGCATTGAAATCAGTTGCTGGGTTATTATTTGAATTATCCGCTATACCAATATAATATCCTTCGAAAAGATTATTAACAGAAAGTTTTGAAGGATTGACAACAACTAAACCAGCTCTTCCGATACCAGACGCGTCTGTGATATTAGCAGAAGCACTATTGAAACCTGTGCTCCATGTAACATCATTTGATAATAAGGATGTGTATTGGTCCTCTGAAAGAAGAATGGATTGTGGCTCTAAGATTGTATATGAAGTTGCATCTGAGTAATTGGCTGCGTTTGCTGATATGCCATATACCAATGCACTATATGTATTTGAGAAACCTGCACCTGAACCGGAACCGTAAGGCATTCTTGTTACTAACAGATTGCCGTTTGATTGAGTTAATACCTGGCGGGCAGATTGATAAAGATATCTTTCAGCTGCGTTGGTAGGGGTTCCAAAAACATCTTCATATTCTGAAATGCTTCCGACGTTGACGATTTCATCTGTAGGGCCCTTATCGGCGAATCCTGTAACGAAAACGTTTGTTTGACCTGAAGTCTTGGCTAAAAGACTCAGATCGACTTCATTAATTTGTACACCGGGTGATGCTAAGGTTAAAGTAGACATATAATTTTATGTGATTATTTATCCTTTGTTTGGCACGTTTTAATATTTTTTTTGAAAAACACAAGAATTATAGTAAATAATAGTGATGTCAAAGTTCGATCAAATATTAAAAGAGGCTGAAGTTGCTGTAAGCAATCCGGCTTTATCACTAGTACAAAATGCTATTAAATCATCACCAGCAAATGTTCAATCAATATTAAACACAACACTTAATAAAATTGGAACACAATCAGGTGCTAATCATGATATCTTAGTTAAAATGGCAGATATATTAAATGACAAAACTCCTTCTAAATTTGCAGACCTTGATGATAATACCAAATCCAAAGCTATGGATTTATTAATTAAAGCTGGAGTACCTATTCAGAAACCAGAAACGGCAGCAGCAGAAGAACCAAAAACACCTGCTAGCACAGTAACCCCTTCAACTCCAACACAAAATGCTACAGCACCTAAAATTCCTACAACAGTTCCAGGGGCAGTAGTCTAAATACAATTACATATGGGAAAAAAACCCCGCGTTAAAAAACAAGTGAAACCACTTGTTTCCACTAACAATATTTCTGACCCTAAAAAGTCGGAAGACAATTCACCTTATGTTTTTCAAAGGGATAAAATATCCTTTGATTTATCTGTTAAGGATTTACCTTGGACAGATAAACAAAAACAAATCATTAAACTGTTTTTGGACAAAGGCACTAAAGTATTGTTTTTAAAGGGTCCGGCAGGAACCTCTAAAACTACCTTAGCAATGTATTGTGGATTAACACTTCTCAATATGAGAAGAATTTCTGATTTAGTATTGGTTAGATCAGCAGTTGAATCTTCAGATTCAAAACTAGGATTCCTGTCAGGTGACATAGCAGAAAAGTTTGGTGTATATCTCACCCCCTTCCATGATAAATTTTCAGAGTTGTTATCAAAACCCACTCTTGACAGATTAGAGAAGGATAACAGATTAACTATTTGTCCTATCAACTTCGCAAGAGGTCTCCACTTCTCTGCAAAGTTTGTATGTGCAGATGAAATTCAAAATTTCTCCAAAAGAGAGATTCATACTATTATGAGTCGTATTGGAGAATTTTCTAAAGTATTCCTTTGTGGTGACCCTGAACAAAGTGATCTTCCTTTTGGAAAGTCTGGTTTTGATAAGGTGTACAATCTTTTTAATAATGATGAAGCAAAGGCTCAAGGTATATTCTGTATGGAATTAGGCGAAGAAGATATTGTTCGTTCAGAACTTTGTAAGTTCATTACACACAAGTTTAAAGAATTATATATCCAAGACCAACATAAACATGATCAAAACACTTGGAAACCAAGCGAAACTAAGTAAATATATCTAATATGAACAATAAACCAGAATATCAAACTCTGTCAAATACTCCTATAGCATGTACCTTTTGTGGTGCACATGTACAAGGGAGAGTGGCAGAAAGTATGGATCCTAGATCCAAGAAAGTAGAAAAGACAATCCGTTGGCAATGTGGTCGATGTGGTAATCTTGTAAGACAAGGAAGACCTTCTTAATATGAATTTGGACAAAGTATTAAGCGAGGCAGTAGGCGATATTTGGAATAATGCTCATTATGGAGCAACTAGCGAAGAGCCTCGTAAAGACTTTGTCGGATTCAGTACTAAGGACGGGTATAATTTTCCCTATCAGCATAATGCACCTCCAGTATATCCTCCGTCAGAACCGCAGCCATATCAGACTGCGGATCTTCCCTGGCCTCTTCAAACAGTATCGGATGATATAAGAGATAGTTTTGTTTATCTCGTAGCTGCACATAACAAGATGAAAACATGTGTTGATCAAAATCCTTCTATTTCAAAAAATCAGAAAATTCAAATAGAACACCTTACTCAAGTAACACAAAAAACTCTTGAGTATATTAAAACTATAGGCGAAAAACTTTTATCAGTTGCAGACTTAGCAGGACCCCTACCCCCACAATCACCAGGCGAAGGATAATTTAACTTGACGTTCCCTGTATTTTGATACAATATCTTCCTTATGAAGATTAATAAAAATACATTGTCATTTATCAAGTCCACTTTAATAGTCCTGTTTATCTCGTCTGTTATCGGGTTAACATCCAAATTAGCAGGAAATAGTTTCCTAGTAGCATTTACATTAGCGGTTTGTGTGCAGTATATACTGTTTACATTCTTGGCTTACGTCATTAACAGTTACTTTGCACAGAAGACCAAACTTAAAGAGTTGGACAAGCTAGAACAACTCTCTAGTATTCTATTATGTGCATTCTGTCAAAAGCCTAATGTGATTACCTTTATACCAGATCAAAATGAACGCATAGAATTTTTATGTGATCATTGCAGTGGTAAAAATGTAGTTACAATGAATTTCACGGTGGCAAGAGTTACAGATCCTATTACAGTATCAGAACCTTCTCTTCCCACTCCTCCAGCAATCATCGAAGGATAATAATATGACAACACAAACACGTAAAAAAGAAAAGAACCCTACCTCTGATCTAGGACCTATGCAAAGCCCATTGGCTTGGTGGGATAAGACTCATCAAGATGCTTCTACTCTATCCCGTTGGATTGCTCTTTATGAAGCAGTTAATATTATTGCTGATAAAGCAGAAGAGAGAGGAATACCTATCGAGAAGGTTGAGTTTAAACCTCTAGCTATTCACAAATATATGGAGTCTACTGAGAACATTATTCTAATGAAAATTCTTGAAGAACAGTATAGAATTAAAGTATGTTATTCAGAAGATACTGCTAAAAGTTTAGACGAATCTTACGCTGAGGTTATTGGTTAATAACCGCCGTATACGCTGGTATCACTACAAGGATTGTCTAAAAGATAATCAAAGTTTTTAATACCAGCGGCATCGGCAGCTGCATTATCATCTAGAGCAGTATTACCGACACCAGCACCTGGTCCATTAGTCTCAAAGCTATAATCATATCTCTTAGCCTTGAAAAACCAGACATAGTGACCTCCTAAAGGATTGCCTTGAAATTCATCAATGACTTCTGTAATTTGAAAGCTATTAGGACCTCTGCGAGGATAATTTAAACGGTCTGAACCAAATTCTGTTAAAGACATAACATCACCGGCTTTTGGCTCAGATGATAATCCATAGACCTCTGTATAATGTTCATAGTGTATAACACCTGAAAGATCGCTATCTGCTATAATACCAAATTTAGATAGCAATATAGATTCATTATTAAGATTTAATAATACAATTAAATTCTGTGGTGATTGAAAACCTGCTCCCGTATCTTCACCGTAAAGAAAACTTGAACCAGATAATGTTGTAGTATTTGCATAATAAGCAATTTCTTGTCCATTAATACTAATTTGTTCTTTCCACCAACCATTAAAATTTTGTCTTTCGTTTAGATTGACTTGTTTATTTAAAAATCTTAAAGTTTCCATATTATTTTTTTAACCTCTCTAAACTAAATTTCTTAGTCTGAGGATTGTAACTTAAAGTTATACCAGTTCTATTAAGAGATTTTGAATAGGCTTTATCAGGTGTATGGGTTATATGATATGTTTTAGCTAACCTTAAACCTGTAGATGTACCAACATTAGGCCACTTGCCAAACTTATTATTCTTTACAATTCTATCTACCATTGGGTCATTGGCTTGTTGACCCTTCGAATAAGGAACTTGATTTAAATGCTTTCTATTCATAGACCTCATAGGGTTCTGTTGATGCTCTCTAGTATGAGGCGTAGAGGTTTTAAAAAATGAAGAAAAGCTTTCCATGTAAAGATACTTAGGGAATTTGGGTAAAAAAAAACTCCGTCTTGTGGACGGAGTTTTTTGATTTAATATTTTATATTATTGGTCAAATGAGAACTTACCTGTCTTCACTCCACCTACGTTCTGCTTTTTCTTATCATCAAGGCTTTCTGTTCCCTTAAGCTCTGTTGGCTTTCCGTTTACTTCGTGTCCTTTAACGACTGTTGCTGCACCTTTAGAAACAGGTACTGCACCCTTTACTTCTTGTTTGCTCTTGTCTGAAAGGTCTTCTGTACCCTTAAGCTCTTCGATCTCTACACCCTCTTCGGACATAGGAACTGAACTCTCTTCGGTTTCTTCGGTTTCTTCTTCACCCTCTTCCTCTTCGGCGCCGGATACTAATCTCTCTAAGGCTTCAACAGCACTCTTGAGGTGTGTTAAAACGGCTTCTAAACCCTCTTCCTCAGCTTCTTCATGTTCTTCTGAACCTTCAGGAGACTCTAAACCAGCAAATTCAAATTCACTGCCGTGTTCAGCATTGGCTTCTTCCTCTTCTTCTTCCAATTCCCAATTTTCCTGGGCTAATACTTTACTATAAAGTACGTCAAAAGGATTTGTTGATTCGGCTTTCACTGACTTAGGTGCAGATTCCTCTGCCTTTACGTCTTCTTGTGAAGGGCCTTCAACTGGTTCTGGTGTTGATACTGATTCAGGACCAGTACTCTTAGGGAAAGACTTTGCTTTCTCTGCACCTTCAAGTTCCCCAGTATTGTCGGCAGCGACTCCGGAGGGCTTCTTTGTGTCTTCGTTCAATACGGAGAGGTATGATTTAATGAGTGACATATAATGTGAATATATTTACCTTACACTGTGTCCATTTCAAATATTTTTTTATATTTAAGCTTCTTTTAGAATTTGAATGACTTCTTTACTTAGATCTAAACATTCAATTAATTCATAATTCTCTTTACCATTAACCCATACAATATAACACCCTTCAACAGCCATACCAGTATTTTTTTCTATGATATGTTTGTAGAGATGTAGCTGTAAGCTATATTTGGACAACTCACAAGAAGGCAAATAATTAAAAGGCGGAAGAAGACATTCTCCTCTCGAATTTTTTTTATCAATTGCTTTATTAGTTTTATAATCAAATATAACAAATTTCTTTGTTTTAATATTATATGAAAGATTATCAATTGTTCCACAGACGCTAGCTTCATCATCCCCAACCACAAATTCAGGTTTAACTAAGATGTGATCAACTTTCCACCAATTATAAAAATTTATAAAATTGGTGATAAGATGTGCTTGCTCTTCATAATATTTAACGATTTTAGATTCTTCATAGTAATCACATCCTTGCGTTAAAAAAGAAATAAATGCTTTTTTATTCAAAGGCATTTGTCTTCTCTGAAGATAATTCTCTGCAAATAAATGGAATTCGGATCCTTTGTGGGATGAATAATCTCTCTTATAATCCCATTCATGTAGAATATCCTCTATAAGCATTCCTTTCTTTCTTGCAACGTGCTTAGCCATTTCATCTCTTGGAAAGGGCTTCTCATATTTTTTAAGAAGTTTGGTAACTGAATATTTTGCAATTTCTCCGTTAATGCGATAACTATGATCTTTATCTACAAAGAGAATATGGTCAAAGCTCTTTTCTAATTTAATTAAATCTTCCATTATCTAAATCCAATACGCGTTTCTTCTTCTGAGGGTTCTTCGTAAAAATTAACTTTATCTTTTAAATTGTAAACATCAGCAATAGACATTTTTTCTTTAATTTCTGATTCTATTAGTTTATCGGAATAATTCAAGGACTTTGCTAATGTTTTAGCATCACTCACTTTTAAAAGATCAAATTCATAATCAACACGGAGTCTTCCTTTCCTTCTTAAAGCCTCATCTACTTCTTGTCTTGAACAATTATAAGTCAAGACAACAGCTGTTTTTAAAATATCACTCATGATACCATCAGACAGATTTAAAAGAGATGATACCGATGATGCCATTCCATTGTCTTCTCTTTTTATGATAGCTTTCTCGGCATCTTCTAATATAAGAACTGAATTTGGTTTTTGTAAAAGAACTGATAAACTGTTAGGATCTGAAGTAAAGAATTCTAACATGCTTGTAGGAATATAGATAAAATCTCTATCAATCTGTCCTGCTAAATACTTGATATAGGTAGTTTTACCTGTTCCGGGAGGTCCATGAAACATATACAAACCACTGGATTTTTCAGAAAGTCTTTCTTTAATAGTTTTATCTATTTCAACAAAATCCTTTCCGTAATTTAAAGACAGATCAACATTATCTGGTATATCTACAGAAATGGGTTCAAAATCATATTCACCGTATTGATTCTTAATAAAAAGATGAACTCGGCCTTTTGTTGGTTTATGAATAAATTCAATAAAATCGTTAAAAGGAACATCCATAACATTGGATGGAAATATAAAACCTAAACTAAAAATCTGAGCTGGTGAGTATTCTTTATCCTTTTCGTTTTCCGACCATTCCAATGCATGACTGAATCCTGCTGAAATTGTAAGATGTTCTTTTTCATCTGTTTGATTTTTAACTGTTAATCTTACATAGACCTTTTTATAAGCAATCCAAAAAGTGCCTCCTCTCAATCCTTTAATATTATCCTTTTCTAATAATTCTATTTTACCAGTTGATGTAAAGTTCATCAATTTTCCGTTTTTTAATAAAAAGGTTAATATATCACCTGTGAATTCTTCATCTGGATAACAGAAACTAGGAGCTACCCCATAGGTGTTTTCAATGTATCTCCTTATAGGAAATTCATTGTCATTGACAAGGTTATAATAAAGTTCACCTTTATCTTTAGACAATTTTATTACGTTTTTACTGTTTAGATTAAACATACTTCTATCAATATAGAGCAATACAGATAACTATCAACTTGAAATGATTTAAAAGGCTTCTATAATCTAAGTATTGGAATGAAAAAGATAACCAAAACAGAAATATCAATTATATATAAAAGATGTTTAAATTTGGTTAAACGTAAACCGGCAGAATTTTTCTCGTTGAGAAAAATGAGGGGTACACACGGAATATGTAATTGGACTGACCTAGTATTCAATCCTAGTGGTGAATTTTTAGCTACAGCTTATCATGAGTGTATTCATTATTTGTTTCCGGAATGGAGTGAAACTCAAGTACTCTATACGGAAAAAAGAGTTATTAACGGAGTATCTCAATTAGAAAATGCAGCATTTTTAAAACATATATCATCTAAAATTTATAAATCTGAGATACAAAGAAATTTTTTAGAGAAAATAGAAAAAAAATCCAAATACAAAAAACGTAAACCTTTGAGAATCAAAAAGTTATCGAATAAAAAAAATAACTCAAAAATTAAGTGATTATTATCTTAAAATAAAGATAATCTATTACTAAATAGAAGACAAATATATGATATTCGACGAACAAATTTCCCGTAAACCTAACTTATACCCCTGGACAGATGAATTTATTGAAGCCATGCATAATGGTTTTTGGACAGATAAAGAATTTTCATTTAAGTCTGATATACAACAATTTAAAGTTAATTTGACAGAACAAGAAAAGGAAATTGTTATTCGTACCCTTTCAGCTATTGGTCAAATTGAAATTGCAGTCAAAACCTTTTGGGCTAAATTGGGAGAAAATCTTCCTCATCCGTCTTTATCTGATCTTGGGTATGTAATGGCAAACGTGGAAGTTATTCATAATAACGCTTATGAGCGTTTGATTTCTGCTCTTGGTCTTGAAGATGTCTTTGAAGAGAATTTAAAACTTGACTGGATTGAAGGCCGAGTTAAGTATCTTAGAAAGTACACTCATAGGTATTACAAAGATTCTAAAAAACAATACCTCTATGCACTTATCCTCTTTACTCTCTTTGTTGAGAACGTTTCTTTATTTTCACAATTCTACGTTATTAATTGGTTTGCACGTTTTAAGAATGTTCTAAAGGATACAGATCAGCAGGTCAAATATACTCGTAACGAAGAACAGATACACGGTCTCGTTGGTACTAAAATTATCAACACAATCAGAGAAGAATATCCAGAATTATTTGATGAAGAATTAGAAGCCAAGATTGCACACGAAGCAAAGCAAGCATTTGAATCCGAATCAGAGATTGTTGATTGGATGGTTAACGGAATCGATGAAGAAAATTTAACAGCTCCTATTCTCAAGGAATTCATCAAGAATCGTATTAATGAATCCCTTAAACAAATTAAGTTTAAAGAAGCATTTGAGGTTGATAAAGAGTTGTTAAAAAAGACCAAATGGTTTGAAGAAGAACTACTTGGAAATAATTTAACCGATTTTTTCCACCAGCGTCCAACAGAATACGCAAAAAAGAATCAATGTTTTGATGAATCTGAATTATTTTAATATTCCACTGGTCTAGTAGAGTAAGTATAAATATGGCAATACCATATTTTTATATTATAAGACATAAACCAACTAAAAAATATTATGCTGGTTGTAAAATAAATTCATCAGCAGATTCATCAAATCTAATGACCGAATCTGGATATAAGACCACTTCAAAAATCATAAAAGATTTGATAAAGAAAGATGGTCTACATTCATTTGAAGTTTTAAAAATAAAACATTTTAAAACATCAGAAGAAACTTTATTATATGAATCAAGATTCTTAATGAAAGTAAATGCTGCTGAAAATACGAGATTTTTTAATAAACATAATGGAGGTAAAAACTTCGTAAATAAGGGTGGTTATAAACTATCAGAAACCACTAAAAATAAAATGAGAAAACCAAAATCAGAAGAAACCATAAGAAAAATGAAAGAAGCTTTAAAGAAAAGAAATAAAGAGTCTTGGAAAAAAACGGTAGAAACTCGCAGAAAAAAAGGTTTACCTTGGGTTTCAGATGAACAAAGACAACAAAGAAAAGAATTCAACAAAAGATATTGGAACGAAAAAACAAAAGAAGAACAAAGACTTAGAATGGTAGAATTCTATAAGAAAAATTCAATTTCTGAAGAAACCAGAAAGAAATTAAAAGATGTTAATTCTGGTGAAAATAATAATATGTTTGGTAAAAAGCATAAAGAATCAACCAAAGAAAAGATGAAACTAGCTTGGGCTAAAAGAAAAACCCAAACGAATAACATTGATAATAATCAATTAGTAGATAAAATATAAAACAGGTTATGATTACAGAAGCAACAAGCAACATTTATTGGCTAAACAAGGATTCAAGGAAATTTCTTCAAAGAGGTTATCTTTTAGAAGACGAAACACCGGAACAGAGAATCCATGATATAGCAAAGGCTGCTCAAAAAATTTTAGTAGATTTCACAGGAGATACAAAGTTTGCAAAGAAGTTTGAAGACTATATGCATAGAGGTTTTTATTCTCTTGCATCTCCTATCTGGTCAAACTTTGGTCGCAAGAGAGGTCTTCCTATTTCTTGTTTTGGTTCTCATATTCCTGATACCATGGAAGGTATCTTAGCCAAAGTTTCCGAAGTAGGAATGATGACAAAAGGTGGAGGAGGTACTTCAGCTTATTTCGGTGCTTTAAGAGGTAGAGGTGAACCTATTTCATCTGGTGGAGAATCTACTGGCACGGTTCATTTCATGGAGCTTTTTGAAAGTCTTATGAGTGTCATTTCCCAGGGAAATGTTCGCCGTGGGTCTTTTGCGTCTTATCTGCCTATTGACCATAAGGACATAGAAGAATTCTTATCTATTCGCTCAGAAGGAAATAGTATTCAAAACCTTTCTATCGGTGTTACTATCACCGATGAGTGGATGAAATCAATGATTGAAGGTGATAAAGAAAAGCGTAGAATTTGGGGTCTTGTTCTTAAGAAGCGCTTTGAGTCTGGTTATCCTTATCTTTTCTTTACCGATAACGTAAACAATCAAGCTCCTCAGGTTTATAAAGACACAAAGATGAAGATTAACCATTCTAATCTTTGTACAGAAATCATGCTTCCTAATAATGATGATGAATCATTTGTTTGTGACCTCTCTTCTATGAATCTAGAAAAGTGGGAGGAGTGGAAAGATACAGATGCAGTTGAGACGATGATATATTTCCTAGATGCAGTGATGACCGAGTTTATTAATAAAACCAAGGATATGCCTTTCATGGATGCTCCTAGAAACTTTGCGTTAAGACATCGAGCATTGGGTCTCGGTATTCTGGGATGGCATTCATTATTACAATCGAAAATGATTGCATTCGAGTCTATGGAAGCGAAACTTCTCAATACGACTATTTGGAAAACTATTCGTGATAGAGCAGATAAAGCTACTAAAGACCTTTCAGAATTAATTGGTGAACCGGAATTACTCAAGGGTTATAATCGTAGAAATACTACAACTCTTGCAGTTGCTCCAACTACATCCAGTTCATTTATTCTTGGACAAGTGTCTCCTAGTATTGAACCACTTGAATCCAATTACTTTGTTAAAGATTTAGCAAAAGGCAAATTTACCTATAAGAACCCTTATCTTAAATTACTTCTTAAAAATAAAAATAAGAATGATGAAGATACCTGGAAAGACATTCTTACACATGGTGGATCGGTTCAACATTTAGATTTCCTTACTCAAGAAGAAAAGGATGTGTTTAAAACCTTTGCTGAGACTTCTCAAAAGGAAATAGTTATTCAGGCGTCTTCACGACAAAAGTATATTGATCAGGGTCAAAGCTTGAATCTTATGATTCCAGCAGGTACATCCCCCAAAGCAGTTAATGAGCTTATTATATTTGCATGGGAGAATGGAATTAAGAGTCTCTATTATCAGAGAAGTTCTAATCCAGCAAAAGAATTGGCGCGTTCTATTATGACTTGTAAAAGTTGTGAAGCTTAATTAATTTTAATTCTATAATATTCTTGATTAATATTAAAAATATTATAGAATTAAAACATGGACATTCAAAAGATCTCATCTAAACCAGTTTTAAAACATTTTAATTTCATACAGAATATATTATGGAATTATAAATTTTTAGGGAGAATTGATCTATTCAATGCCTTCCCTGGAAGCTGGAGACATTTTTACTATGATAAAATTGATCCGATCATAGATCCTCAAAATAAAAGATATCGTAAAATTATTCCCAAAAAATGGAATGATGTATCATCTCTTATAGAAAAGGTTAATTTTGAATTTGTCAAAGGTTTTTATGAGGACGAATACTTGAACGGATCTACTGATTGGAGCGCCACAGAAAATCATCAAAAATTTGCTAATTGGTTAGAAGATTCTTATAGATATATCACTGTAGAAAGACCTCAATTAGAAAAGGATCTTAATGGCGCTTATCCTCCATTAAGGCCTTTTAATGATATGTTCAAAAAAGTTGAAGGTACCAATCTTTATAAGATGACTCTTGGAGAAAAATCTTATAAAGATCTTTACTCAGAAGTAGATCGCATAGAAAAACTTATCGAAGATAAGGATACTGTAGTATTGGAAAATATAATCCGTAATAGACAGTATTTCTGGACTTAAAGTTTAATAAGTTCTATTCCAAAATCTTTTGCTATCTCTTTGAAGCAATAAGAAGTACCACAATCGTATACATTTCTGTATACGATTTTTTTGATGCCGTAAGCTGCTAAAGACTTAATGCAATCATTACAAGGTGATAATGTTATAGCAGCCAAATAACATTCTCCAGGTTTAACCATACGCAAAGCATTAATCTCTGCATGTATGACTCTTTTATGTTTCTCTACACGATTATCCCATTCTATTTCTACTCCTGCAGGAGCACCATTATAACCTAAACTAGCTATAGTGTTGTCGTGTCTTAATAAGCAACAACCTACTTTAGTACGTGGGTCTTCTGATCGCAATGATGCAACCTCTGCTATTTTTAAAGCGTATTCTTCCCAGCTTATTCTATTCATATTTTAAAAACATATCCCATTCTTTAATCTTGTGTTTGTTCCTGATGTAAAAAGTAGTAGGCATTGATTTGGGTTCTTTAGGAGTCCTGATTAATTTCAACCCAGCTTCTTGAGGAGTTTTATCTGCTTTCTTGGCATTAACTTCTTTATGTGCCAGAACACAATTGGACCAATTAGTAGCTCCTCCCCGAGACCTTGGAATAATATGATCTATATTCCCTTCATTAGGAGTTAATTTTTGACCAGTGTATTGACACACACCTCCGTCTCTCATCCAAACACCTCTGCTTGAAAATTTAGGTCTTTTTTGTGGCACTTTATCAAAGGATGATAAGATGATAATTTTAGGAATCTTAATTTCGCCTCTTATAGTTTTAATATAAAAAGCATTTTCATCATATGGAAGACCAATCCATTTGTCCCATTTATAAGGAGCCATGTCATCATTTCCTCTAATATCTAAACCTGTAGCAGTATCTGTAAACATCATTGACAATGCTTCTGCAGGGGACTTAACGTGAATTGCTTGCCAATTCCTATTTAAAACTAAAACGGTCTCTCTTCTAAGATGTTCCAAATTCATATGGTCTGGTTATTATATTAATAAATTAAAGATATTACAACTTTAATTTTTTAAAATACCAACATAAGGCAGATTTCTATATGTGCCGTTAAAATCCAATCCATAACCTACTACAAATTCTTTATCTATTTCAAATCCAAAATAATCCGGATGCTGCAAATTAGTACGCTCTATTTTTTTGTTTAATAGAACACAAGTCTTAATAGAAGCAGGTTGAAGGGCTCCTATAATTGTTTTAAGAGAAGAAAGAGTTAATCCGGTATCTAATATATCATCAACAATCAACACATCCTTATCTTTACAATCAGGGAGAGAGTCTTTGATATTAAGTGTCCCTGAGCTTATTTTAGCACCATTGTAACTTGAGACTGTTATTGTATAAAGAGAGATTGGAATATTAATTTCTCTTATTAAATCAGCTGTAAACAACAAGCTGCCTGTCATTAAACTAATAATTGTTAAATCTTTACCAGCATAGTCCTTGGTAATCGTTCTCCCTAGTGATTTTATTTTAGCACTAATGACTGTTTTACTAAACAGTATGTTTTGTATATCGCAATGCACGTCTTTCATATTTACCAAAAATTTAGTTTAAAACAGCTATAAGTGTTGTTTCGGTTGTTTCTATAGTCAAAAATAGTTTGACCCGTTAAGATAAAATCTATTTTGTGAGTTTTATGTATCTTTAAATGATAAACCTTTTGCATTTCATTTAAAAATTCTTCTGTGTTTATATTGTTGGTGTTTATATATTCTGATGCCGATAAATTAACGCACATCAAAAACAAGATTAAAAATTTCATTTTTTATAATATATGTCTTTATTACCATTAGTATCCAATTCCAATATATTATTATCTATTAATTTTTGCAAAACACACTTAGTAATTTCTCTGCTATTATGTTTATCTACACCCCTAACGTAAATCCTAATAGAGGTTCTCAATACTTTGGGATTCAATTCATATTTTTTATGTCTGTATTGTCTCATATCCCACAATACATATTGATAACCACCTTCAACTAAAAATGCTTTACTGGGATAAAAATGTCTATATATAAAAAAGCAGAAAAATGACAGCAGATAAAAAATGCTTGTCAAAATCACAAAATCCCCTAGATTCATGATTTTTATTTAGGGATAGAGGCGTGGTACACGAGGAGGGATTCGAACCCTTAACTCGGCCTTGCTAAGGCTGCGTGTTACCATTAGCACTACACCCCCATTCATTTAAATACAAATTTGTATATATATATCTAACATTTATATAATTTACTTATATTCGAACCCTTATCACGTAAGTATTTAAAATTTTGTTATGAAAACTTTTACAGGTTCAAATATTTGTTTAAAATGTTGTAAAAAAATAAAACATGAATGGAGAAAAGACAAAAAAGCTATTAATACTCCTTTAAGATTTTGTTCTAGATCTTGTTCTAATAGTAGAGGCGCAAGAACTGAAGAATTTAAGAAAAAGGTAAAAGAAAAACTTTTAGGATATAAACAATCAGAAAAAACCAAACAAAAATGTATAGAATCTTTAAGAAAAAGAGGTATAACACCCACGTGCGATAAACCGAATCTTCTATGTAATTTTTGTCAAAAAGACACAGGGTCTCCTTATTTAAAAACTTGCTGCAAAGATTGTCTTGTAAATTGGAATAAAATAACATCAACTATAAATCCTAAATGTGGCGGTCAAAAGCATACACACAGAAGCAAAATTTCAAACATAAAGGGTGAAATTTTTGTGGCAGAAAGTTCATATGAAGTTACTCTTTCAAATATATTGAATAATTTAAAAATATTATGGATCAGACCTTCTTTTTTTGGTACAAAGATAATAAAAACCAACAAAGAAGATATTACCCAGATTTTTATCTACCTATGTATAATGTATATCTTGATCCAAAAAATGATTTCTTAATTAAAACTGATATAGATAAAATTAAAAGAACAGCAGAACAAAATAATGTTAAAATTATTATTCTAGGGAAAAAACATTTAATAAAAGAATCTATTATTAAAGTGGTAGGGACTGATGGTAATGCTCCAACGACTCCTGAGTGTAAATCAGGCGTTATACTTTTTAACTAAATCCCCATATTTTATACCGCTAAGCTACTCGTGCTTGACATGATTATATTAACACGCCTTTGCAGAAAGATCAAGATTTTTTAATTTTTATTTTAAAATCTTTTGTTCCTTTTATAACTCTATGATAAACTCCTGCTGGGATATATAATGTACCTTCTATAGATTCGGGCAATAGATTATCAAATTGAATAAGCCAGTCCGTTGGTTCTAAAACTTCAACGACTCTATCTTCGTTGTCAAAGTGCCACTTCAGATCTTCCTCGTCTAAAGTTTCTGAGAAATTCCTAATAACTTCTTTACTAGAAATTATTTCTTCTTGATAAGGTTGACTCATTACCAGGCTCTTGTTGATTTTAACCCTAATGCTTTTCTATATCTTGATACATTACAGCTCCAATACCCAGCAGTCGTTCTATCCTTTTTCTGAGAACATTTATGTCTTGCTCTAAAAGACTTCGCTCTTGCTTTACTAGCATTACGAACTCTCATATTAGGATCTCCGAATGTAACTTTCTTAACTGTGCCTTTAGGAGTTTTTACATAAACTGCAAACTTCTTAGGACCTCCTGGAGTTCTAAAGGGTTTATTAAGCTTTACATTTTTACCATGTACTTTGGCTTCAGTCATGACCACACCTTTATATCTATTGTCAAGAAGTTCTTTAGCTTCTAATAATTTCTCTATTAAAGTATCTAGACCATCTCTCTCAGCTGAATAAAGAATTCCTATTCCGCCGGCATCATTCCAATCATTGATATTTTCTTTCCAATCATCAATTAAAATATTAGGTTTGCCGTCTGTAGTAGCATGTTTATATTTTTCCCTGGTAAAAATTCTCTCAACTGGCTGATCCTCTAAATTATTATCAAGCCATTGATTCTTTCCAGATATCACTTTTGTCGAATCGTGATTTTTAAGTTGAGCGGAGCAAATACGATATTCTCCTGCTAAATCATTGACTATTTTAATTAAGAAATCTGCTGATTCGTATTTTGGCAAATTAGCAAAAACATCATCTGCATCATCAGCATGAGATTTGAAAAATCCAGCATAATCCCCAGGAGTCAATTCTTCAAGAGGGATGTTCAATTCTGAAGCCACTACATTATATAGATCACAAAGCACGCCATCCATATCAACAAAGATTTTGGTATGAATTGAATTATGAGGAATAACCGCGATCGCTTCCGTTATTACATCTTCATTGAATGTAAGAGGAGCCTCTAAAAACACTTCTCTTCCTTCATATAATGCCTTTTCTCCTAGATTTGACTCTACCATTTCTGCATCTTCATCATTTAAAGATAAAAGATTCCTATTATAAAGATCTCTTGCTTCAGCAATTAAATCAAAATATGCTTTAGAATATATTCTAAAGTGGTTTTCACATAAAGTTAATTTATGTTTTAAGTGATAAGAAAGAGCCTCGCTTACCGGTATGTCTTTAAGGAGAACCATATACCCCTCTTCATTATTGTAGAAATCTTTAAAATTCATTTTGTTATATTTAGGGATATGTGTTTGTTAAAATGGTTTTGAAATAACTTTTCAAATTTTTCTATTCTTTTATCATCTATATCAGACAAACGTCCTTGGTGTGAAAAATAATTATGGTCACAGGAAAGGTATGCCTGTATCTCGTCTTTCATCACTCTATCACAGTAGCCGGTATCTTTAAGAACCTTCTTCATTTTATTGAGAAGAGTCTTGGGAATACTATTAATCATTTTATCAACACTACTTTTATAATCCTTATTTAAATTATAAAAAGCATGGCATAACTCATGATCTACGGTTTGTTTTTGATTCTTTTCTGAAGCAATTAAATAAAATGGTTTATCTTCGCCTATTTGATTCACAATTTTTTTAAAGACACCATCATATTCATTCCAGTCATTAGACATCCAATCTCCCTTATAAAACTTTTCCAATATACTACTTGGGATATTGAATCCTGCCCAATCTAGTGGATATGAAAAACAACCTTCCCGTTTCAAAGAATATAATCTTTGGAATTTCATCATAGAAAAACTTTTACCTCTTATTTCTTTAAAAGCAGACTCATAAAATTCTTGTACTCTACAAAAAGTCATTGCAAGATCATATCTATTATCCATTTCACATAGATAAATTCCGTCACATATTTTTGTGAGATCTGTTTTAATTTTCATAAAATGGTGGGCGTTTTTTATTATGTAAAAAATAATGTTCTTCTTTGTGACAATTAGAGCATAAAACTATACATTTTTTTGCTTCTTCTATACTTCGTTCTATTGATTGATTTTTAGATAAATTAAATTTTTTATCCCCCTTTTCATGGTGAAATTCTAAAGCCCCTAAATACTTTTTATATCCACATCTAACACATTCTTTAATTTTTAATATATCTAATATTTCTTGTTTTCTGTTTTTAAACTTCTTACGATTGTATATGCTCAAACATACTTTACACCAACTATAATATTTTCCTATTTTACTCTTCTTTTTCGTAAAGGAGTCTATTGATTTTGTTTGTTTACATTGAGTGCATGTTTTTTCCATGTAATTACTTACCATGGATTTACATTTTTTTTGTAAATAATATTATTTAATGTGGGCCGGGAAGGATTCGAACCTTCGAAGTCGAATGACAAAGCTTTTACAGAGCTCCCCGTTTGGCCACTTCGGTACCGACCCATTTATTTTAAATATAAAGATATTTCTGTTCGTTTTTAATTCTATCTGAGATTACTTCTGTGTTCTGCCGATATTCATATAAAGGAATAATATCTTCATCAACTTCTTTTTCTTCTCCGTTTACTAACATATCATCCAATTCTTCTTGATCATATTTATAAAATTGATCTCTTTTAATCTCACCGGTAGTTGTATCAACAAAAAGATTATCAGAATTATTATTTAACCATTCTGCAATTTCATTTTTATCCTTGCCATCAAGTTCTACCCAATTTTCTAAATCAATCTTAAGTGTGCCATGATTTTCGTAAGTGGTATACGATTCCATCATAGTAATAACAATCACTTTTTGTTCTTCATTCATGTGTATATATTAAATTAATTAATCAGGAATATCAATAAAAAAGCTACGGAGCTAGGAATCGAACCTAGAACCAGCAGATCCAAATTCTGCTGCTCTACCAATTGAGCTACTCCGTATTGCTTTCATATCTTAGTCACGTCTCCAGAAAATACAATATCTTTTCTTTTGATTTCTGTAGCTTCTATGATAAAAATTTCTAACCATACTTGCAAAGCATGTAAATGTTCAAAAGTCATAAATCCATTTTTATGATATAATTTAAACTCTCCTACTTGATCTAATACATCACATTTGTTAATGATTAATTTATTAACACCTGAAAGATTAATTGCATTAATAAGTTTTGATACATTCAACCAATTAACAATTCGCTTTCTTCCGGTGGTGGTTCCCTTTTCATTGCCAATCTCTATGATCTTATTAAGAATTGGATCATCCCAGAGAGTCTCGGGGAATAAAGGATCTACACCACTTTTAGTATCGTAAATTTTTGCTACACCTATAATGTCTCGAATCTTCTTTGGCGAGAATCCAAGAGAGCATGCATTATGAGGAAATGTCTCACTGCTTGTTACATAAGGATAATCTCCCCAATTAATATCAAGCCAAATGCTTTGCGCTCCTTCACAAAGAATCTTACCTTTCAACTTCATGTCCCATATATATTTTTTATCTAATTGAGTCCATGCTTGAATACCAACTCTATTTGCTTTATCTGCATAACAAGGAGCTATACCCTGTCCAGTAGTTCCTAATTTAGGTTTAAGATAATTTAAATCATATTGAATATGATCTTCTGTAATAATGTGAGCGTTGGGATGCACTTTTACTAAACTTGCATCAAATCCATTATCATCAAGATAAATTAATTCTTCATTAAATTTTTCAAGATTTATTACACAATTAGGACCGATGATAGAAGGCTTACCATGAAACACTCCAGATGGGATAAGATGCGTCTTGTATTTTTTATTATCTATGTAAACAGTATGCCCTGCATTAGGACCTCCGTTCCAACGACATACCATATCATAGTTCTCTGCAAGAGCACTTGAGATTTTACCTTTACCTTCATCACCCCAAGCAAGACCCACGATGATGTCTACATATTCAATCATGTTTTTATTATAAGGGATTTAGATAGTTAAATCAAATAGATTAAATTATTGTTTTTAAAAGTGGCTCCCCGGGCTGGGTACGATCCAGCAACCCTGCGATTAACAGTCGCATGCTCTACCAATTGAGCTACCGAGGAATGAACTTTATCGTGATGGAGAGACTCGAACTCTCAAATCTCCTGGTCCCAAACCAGGCGCCTTAACCATTGGGCTACATCACGTATTATTTATATTAATACGTTTTAGCTGATAAAGCAATGACTATACGTCTGGGTTATCGTTTTTTTCTTTTAATCTCTCGTTCCAAATTGGAATATCTTCTAATACATGAGGATTAATATTGTGAAAATTACCTATATGACCTATAAGCAAATGGCAATTTACACCATGTTTTTCACATTCACAAAGAGTTACAAGATTAGTGGGTTCTAATTCTAATTCTGGATGTAAGTGAAAGGGTTTAATATGATGAACATTAAGATTTTCGTTTCCTTCACATACTGCACAAGTAGGATGTTGTTTTAAATGACTTTCTCTCACACCAGCCCATTTAGGGGAACGTGAAGCTGTTATAGGAGCTTTGCCTTGAAGAGCGTCTTTAATTCTTGTAAACATATTAATACTTACCCCATATATGGAGCGCCGGACTGGATTTGAACCGATCTATTCTTTCTATATTTTACACCCTTATACCAATTTTGATTTAACAGAACATCAAACTGTTCTTGTGTTACCATTTTAGATTTTTTATAAAAATCGTTTGATATCCAAAATCTATTTCTATTACAATTATTCTCTTTCATCCTTTTGCTATACTCTAATCGCTTTTCCTTTGATAAGGCATTTTTCATTTTTTCAACAAATCTTTTTCTATATTCTGGATCAGATTTTAATTTGTTAGCATGTATTAAGTGTTGATTTTTTTTATGGTTTAATTTGTTTTTATTTATATAATAAAAATTAGCTGGCCCGCCAAGCTTGACATTGTAGTTTGTTTTATCATTTACGAATTCTTCATTAACAATTTCAATTTCTTTTTTGTACATTTCTTCTTCTGTATTAAACCACTCTAATATTTCTTTTTTAAAATTTTTGTTTCCATATTTTTTTATAGCTTTTAATATCAATTTTCCAGATCCCATATACCCATCATCTAAATTATTAGTACTATGGACACCTATATAATATTTTTTATTAATTAAATTGGTTATTTTGTATAGATAGTAAAAATTATTCATATACATATACTTACTAAGCAAGGGTCTAAAAATCATAAAAAATGAGCCTGATTTCGGTAACGCTCCGAACATAACGGTTTTGCAGACCGTGGACTTCTCTTGCTGTCTCATCAGGCAAAAAATGGAAGCAGGTGTGGGATTCGAACCCACGGAACCGATAAAAGTTCTCCGCATTTCAAGTGCGGTGCAATAAACCAGACTCTACCAACCTGCCATTAAGAGCGAGTGGGATTCGAACCCACGGAGGTGTATTAGACCTCGGAATTTTAGTAGAATTCTCCTTTAAACCTCTCAGGCATCGCTCCGTTCAATTTTCTTCCTTTATCACTTCTGTAAGCTTCTGTATAAATTATATGGTACTCCTGACGGGGTTCGAACCCGTAAGTCTTCCCCGTGAAAGGGGGATGTGTTAACCAATTACACTACAGGAGCTACACTATGAGGACTTATTGCTATGATGTATATTAAAACACCTTACGAGAAATTGCAAGAAGAATCTTACGTGAATATTTGATTATTAAAAAGATTGTATAACAAATTACAAACGGGAGTAACATCAACCCAGTCATTGCAGCCTCTAATGGATCCAACACATATATACTTATCCCCCTTAATTGCGGTAAGAGAGCCTGAGGTGAGATTCGAACTCACGAAGCTTTTATTTAATTAAACCCAATGATTTACGTCCTCTACCTTTGTTGCGTCCTTTATAATGTTCTGTTTGAGAATCACAATTATGACAAATAAGTCGCAGATTTTCTGGTCTATTATTATCCGCTCGACCATTAATATGATCTAATACCATTGAAATAGGTTTATCTAACCATTCAGTTAGTCCACATATTTGACATTTGTGTTCAACTCCCATAGCTAGCATAACTCTTTTTATAATTTTTCTATGTGTTAATTTACCTTCTTTGAACAAAGATATATTTTGTTCCCCAACTTTTTGCTTTTTTGCTTCAGCTAAACATTGTAAACTGCAGTATTTACCAGCTCTATGTTTTTGCCTTGTAAAGGGTTTCCCACAACAACAAGTAGATGTAACATTGCCAGTTATTTTACGTAAATTAATATATTGTGTTATATTAAGGCCTGTAGGACTCATATATCATATTTATCCTATCGGTGACTATTTTTATAAAATGGAGCCTAGTAAGAGAATCGAACTCTTGTTTGATGATTACAAATCAACCGTTTTACCATTAAACTAACCAGGCATTAAAATCTTATAGGTGTATCTAATTTAGTAAAGATATATCTTTTTTCTCCGGGAACTTTTCTAAAAAGAGGATTTTTTGTTTTCAAAGAATAGCAAAGAGGAATATCTTCTGGATTCTCTAGATCCTTCCTACGAGACCAAACTGGATTGCCTTTATTATTCTTACCAATACCATAATTCATCTGATAACGCTTCTCGCCAGTCTTAATATCCTGCAGATTAATGCGATATCTATTGACTCCAACTCTGTTATTATGAGTAACTTTGAATATGGCTCCTTCTTGAATTAAAACTGGAATATCTAAATCGTTATAGGCAATAGAATTAACAGGAGCCTCAAGAACCATTCCTTTGATTACTTGACTTTCAATATTAGCTAATGCTACGTGAATCATATAATTAATATATGATATATTATTAGGTTAAGTCAAGATCAATTAACTAAAATATTTTCTTTATTTACTACAAAGACCACACTATTATGGCATACCCTCACTTTAAAGGCATTATCACTTTCATCTATAATTTCTACTACTTGGCCTAACAAAAGATGTGGATGCGTGTCAATTAACACCACACCATTGCGATAACAAAATCTTTTGTTTTTCACAATGTTATATCTTTATGTTAAATTGTCTTCAATAAGTTTAATTAAGGAAACTTTAGAAGATTCGTAAGCATTTATTGCTATGGCTGCTCTTTGTGCCACGGCTGTCTTTTTTGAAAGAGGTTTTTTACTAAAACATTTACCGGAGGTCTTACAAACTTTGTAACCCCCATTTATCTTTTTAATCTTGTAAGGCATATGACCTATTTACCTCTATTGGGTGTTCTTTCTCTCCAGATACATTACTCTATTATCTAAAGAATCTATTTGTTTTTGCTGGTTTGATAAAAGCTGGTTATACGCTTTTAATTGTTCTCCGTAGGCAACTTGTTGATTTATAATGGTTTCTAATTTAACCTGTGTAACTTCAAATCTATTTTTTGTTATTTCGTCTTGTCTTTTATCTGCCTCTATTTGTTTTTCGACGAAAGACCCAAATTTATCCTGCTTGACATAATTGGTTGACATCCAAAGTGTGTAATAACCCACTGACAAAAATATCAGCATTGTCATCATCGGCTTTACAATTAAATTTATAAATGATCGATGTCTTGTTTCAAAAATATTAAGTTTTTCTATAAAATTTTCACCAACTGGGTCAATATCGGGAGCTGAACTCATAAGTCAATTTAATCTACTTATGTAATATTAGTCCATTTATCAAAGTTTTTAAATTGGTGGTTCTGGTGTAATAAATGTAGCCCAAACGAGTGCTGGATGACCCAGGTTGTACTCAAAAATCATTTCAGTCATATGATCTTTTAATTTCTTTTGAAGTTTTGAAGTACTCTTAACAGCTTTTTGAATAGTTTCTATATCTTCTTCTTTGTCCCATAAGACAGTGGTTTCGTAAAAGGGCTCTGGTAAAATAACTGCACCGGCAGAAAGGAAAATCGTTTTGGCAAAAAATGCCTTATGATTTAATAACATTTCGTCTTTTATTTTTTCATTAATTGCGAATAAATCCATTAAGACATTATCTGGGATTTTTCTAGTTCTATCAACTCTTTTATCGCTTCTTCCGGGGTTAATATTTTAACGGAAGGAGAATTAATAACTGTAGCAATAGTTTCTTTAGGCATAAGAGAAGCCATTTGAGACATAACATCTCTTTCTAACTTGTTAATAGTGGGGTCTTTTTCTATAGTCGGGAAAGAACCTCCTACTCCGAGAGAGGATACGGAGGTTTTTTTTACCCTATTAGAATAAACATCACTCAAATTCATATCAAATACAGGTCTCAACAAGCTTGGCTTCGGCTTCTCTTCTGGTAATAAGTCCATCTAAACCTCTTCCTTCCCATATTCTTTTCATTTTACGAAACTCTTTTGCAATATTTTTATAGTCTTTATTGGGTATTAAATCTTTTATATTTTTCATTTCTCTTCTACTATCTCCTGATAATGAAGTACCTCTATTAAAAACCAAAGAAACTATAGCTCCATATGCATTATCACAGAGTTGATCAAGACCCGGGAAAGTCTTTTCTGCTAATTTTGAGAATTTAGGCCATGTAAGAGTTTTAAATATATTTGAAGCTTGATCCCAGGAAACCGTTATACCAGCATTTTTTAATATTATTGTATATTCCTTCCCTGCTTGACCGGTTTTACCAGAAGCGTTTCTAACTAAATCAATTTCTTTCTTTGATAAAAATGCAAAGATTTTTGAAAGCTCTTCTTTAGAGTAATAACCACAATCTACTCCAATTCCTATTGTAGGTCCACTAGCTCCTCCGGGCCAAGTAAATTTCGACAAGAATTTATCATAATATGGTTTGCCTCCTCCTACTTCATATTCCAATAATAATTTTAAAGATTCTTCTGATGGCGATTTCATTTTAATACATAGTCATCCTCTTTCGTGTTGTATGTTAATATTTCTTCTTCAACATCTATATCACCTTCAAGACTAACGTTTGACGAACTGTTATATTTCAAATCAACAACAGCTTGAACGCCTAGATAGGATGCTATAATAACTGCAAATATTTCTATTGTTTTGGAGAATATAGTAACAAATGCAGTAATATGCTCAACCATACTAATTGATAAGAGAATTGCTACACTAGAGTAATATAAAAGACTGAGCATTAATACCGATGTAAAGATAATAAAGAACTTTTTTGAAGATAGATGATTTGTATCTTCTATCTGTTTTTCCAAGTGTGCGGGGGTGTTTGGAGGTGCTTTACCATTCTGAAGAAATGCTGCGGCTGATTTAGTCACATTAATGATATTTTGCCACATATATAACTACTTACCTATATAAATGAAATAAAATACCTCTCGCAACAACAAAACCTAAAAGCAAACTATATGTACACCAAAAGGCAGAACGGTAGTATGAATGTTTTTTAAAATACATATGAATATGGACTCCCTTAAAAGAGAGTGCCCAAAATAAAGCCGACTACAAACACAAAAACCATGAGAGCGGTCTTTGGGTGTACAGCAATCCAGTCAATAATTGAATTGACCGTAGATGAAATTGTTTTAATGAACTTATCCATATTAATACTTACGGATAAAGTAGGGGGTATTCATCAAAAAACTAAGAAACTATTCATTCTCAAATATATGTATCCACCGATAGAAACGAGTAAACCTACAATAATAATGTTTCTCCAAAGAATAGCTAAATCCTTTTCTACCAATTTTTTCTGCATGTTATTAAGATCTATTATCATCTTATTATTATATTCCGCTTGTTTTGCTAATTCCTTATCTGTTTCAATCTTTGATTTAATAATGTTTTCATTATCTTTCTTTAACTGTTCGGCAATTGCTTTGTCTTTAAGAAGCTCTTGATATTCTGATGAATTTACAACTACAACTTTATCATTCCTATATGCTTCTGGTACAACGATAACTCTTGTCTTTGAATTTTCCGCTGCTACTTTGCCTGCTTCATAAACAGCGTGAATGCTAATTCTTTTTTTAGGAGATTTAACCAAACGTGTTGTTTGTTCAGAATAGTAATTGGCCAGATCAACGCGTGCTGTGTTTAAAGAATCTGATGTTGCATATACATTACGACTCAATGTTTCTGATTGTTTTTCTGTATAGTATGTACACCCCACAATGCATCCCAATGTCAGGATGATTAAAATAAGTTTTTTCATATTCCTATTTAGGATATACCCCCATAACTGCCAGTGTTACCTACAGAGAATTATGAGTTCTATGTTCGGGTAAAACATCTTCTGTGGTAGCATAAACCGGAGGCACATTCCACGGAGTAGGGAAATTATATTCTTTACCTATGACTTCTGTATTGTGATAAGTCTCATTTAACAAATGTTTTCCTTTCATGAAATCATTTATCACGTCTGTAGACGAGGTTTTTACTGTCTCCAACGACTTTTTAAGCAGATTACTGATAACTTCATTGGCTGAAATATCTTCTTCGCAGGACATACTAATAATCTGTTCAAGCACCTCCCGAGGCCAATCTCCCATATCAACTTCCATCTTGACATACTTTTCAAGTTTAATGGAGCCATCTTCAAGATGTTTAACACTAAACTTATCACCGGGTGCCATATTAAGTTCCGCAAGTTCATCTTCTGTGAACTGCATATACATATCGTTGGTAGGAGTTAGAGTTTTCTTGATCATAATATTGTTGGTTGCTTGATTCTATTATAGATGATATCAACAGCTTTTTCAACTGTCATTTTATCTAATGTTGTTTCATGGTGTAAATGAACTTCAGGTAAAACTGGTCTTTCATAAGGTGAATCAATACCAGTAAAGTCTTTAATTTCTCCAGCACGAGCCTTTTTATAAAGGCCTTTTGGGTCTCTTTCTTCACATAACCAGAGTGGTGTATCAACGAATACTTCAACAAAATTGGCATCACAATACTTTGTTAGAAGCTCACGTGCATTGTCTCTCATTGACTTTAAAGGCGAGATCATTGCTACAATAACTAAATTCACCTTTTGAAAAACTAGCATGTTCTTCGCACAATAAATAGCTTCAGATACCATTCTCTGTCTGCTTGTCATATCAAAGCCAAATGGCTTATCATACTTTGCTCGCAAAGCATCTCCATCAACAACACCTATTTTGTGTTGATCCTTATACTTTTCAAACAAAGTATTGGCAATTTCTGTTTTACCAGCACCAGATAAACCTGTTAACCAAATTACTGTCTTCTTCATATTTTTAATTTTTCCTCCATAATTACAACTCTTTTAAGAGTTGTTTCGTTTAAATCATCCCATACTCTAGGAATAGAATCAACGTATAAATCTTTTTTAATCTGTACCTTCTTAAAGCCGAATTGGTCGCCAGTTAAGTCGATTTGAAGTCCATCGATTTCATTAAACCAATGCTTAATTCCATTTACATATGTACTACGAAATATACCACCAAACCGTTTATGTATAATTGCTGATACAACAGCACAGTGTCCTGTACTAGGGATTTCTTCACTGAAATAGGTAACAGTCTCTGCGCTGAAACATTTATCTAATTTTTTACGAAGTGTTTTTAATTTTGATTCTAGACTCATTAACGACTATTTATTATACTCTTGTATAGTTTCCCAAAGAGAATCGATGGTGTGGCAAATTTCTACCTTCTGCCCATCAACAGTACTCCAAGCCTGGTTTGGTTTTCCGTTTCTAGTCAGTGATGGTCTCTCATATAGATACCAATCAATCCATTCAATCTGTTCGTCATTAAAGTGTGACTTAAACAGAAGATCATTAATCTTTTCATATGGTTCTATATATTCCATTAAATCAATTCCAAGTTCATATATCTGTCTATTCTTTTCAGACAAAAGCTGGATGTTAAGAATAATCTCTTCAAATAGTTCCTTTGTCATTTTATTAGCTTTCGTCAAAAGTTAAATTTCTATCGTTCATAATCTCCCAAAACCTATCTCTTACTTCTTGAAAGGCATCAATGCGTTCTTGAGTCTCATTATCTGAAGCATACTTGGTTAAACTTCTCAGATACTCATCCATATCCCAAGCAACTAAATACCACTTTGTGGCATTTGATGCGAGTTCGAAGTCTCCTTGCTCTTCTGGTAAATTAAATTCTAGTTTTCCTTTTGGCATATATTATAGTCTTATTGCTTTTTTGCTCTTTTTAATGATTGTAAGCTCTTCTATTTTCTTTTCAAGCTTTGATACTCTATCTACTAAATTTTCTTCTGGTTCCTTGCACCTATTACACGGACATTCGAAAGAATCTTCGTTCTCTACTTCTGCTTTTGCTACATCTTTAATAGCTTCTTCAATGCTCATGTTTTTAGCTTTTTCGTATATATCAGGGTCTAGAGTGCCCCAATGAATAGGGTACATAGGGTTATCTATAGTTTCTTCCTTCTCAATCATTATACCATCTTTACAAAACCCACAGCCACCATAATAATTGGTATCGTGAGCTACTTTGTATCCACAGTGATTACAGACATAATACTTTTCTGTTTTCATTTTTTCAATCTCTTCATCCTTGTCAAAGACATAATCAACAATATCTTTCTTTAATACAACAATATCTTTCTTTAATACAACAATATCTTTCTTTAATACCACAATCTCTTTATTAGCAGCATTGAGCTGATGCTTATATTCATCTCTTTGTTCTGCACACTTCTTATAATCATTCTGAACAATCTGAAGCTTTGCTTCCATATACTTTAAACCACCCATTGTAACAAAACCATTATACTTCTCAAGAAGCTCAGTGTTTCTATTCTTTAATACAGCATTCTCTTCTCTGAGCTTAATGGCATTATTGTGCTCATATGTACCATCCTCTTCAATAGAGTTGAGTTGATCTTTGAGCTTTTTGTTCTCTTCATAGAATTTCTCAGCTTCACCTCTTAGATGCTCTGCAGATTCATTGAGTCTATTGTACTTGTTAATAAGCTCAGAAACAGGTACATCCTTACCATCAGCATCTTTGATAACAGTTGACCAGGACCAAGATGGGTACAAATTATTATTTTCCTTTGGACTAATAGGTGCTGAGAAGCTTGAGAAAATATTGAACATATTCAGAATTATAGAGCAAAGGAGAGAAAAGTCAAATAAATAGTATAGATGTCCAATATTCTAGTTATCTCTGATATTCATTTAGGAAGTCCTGTTTGTATAACTGATGCATTATTAAAAGTACTTGAAAAGGAAGACTTTTATAAACTCATTATTAATGGGGATTTATTGGACAATGAAAGCTTTAACAGATATAAAAAGAAGCATTGGAAGGTTTTAGATGCTATTAGAAAGATATCAAAGAAAAAAGAGGTTATCCTTATAGCTGGAAATCATGACAAGAATTCAGAAGTGTTAGCTAATATTCTTGGTATTGAATTTGTTCATCAGTATGAATTAACAGTAAATGAAAAGCATATGCTGTTTTTACATTTAGATATCTTTGATACTTTTATTGATAGTCATCCATTTATAACCCATTTAGCTGAGAAGGTCTATTATTTTTTCCAGACTTATTCAAAACCAGTTTCAAGATGGTTAAAGAGAAATAGTAAAACATTTCTTGATGTCAGGGAAAAGATAAAAATGAGAGCATTAAAGCATATTGAGAATACTCATTATGATGCTATCTTTGGTGGGCATGTACATTATGCTGAAGAGTATTTCTGTACTAAGATGAATAAGAACTATTACAACACAGGTTCATTCTGTGACTCACCTTGTCATTATTTAATCATTGACAAGGAAGGTAAGGTTACCCTAAAAGAGATTTAAAAATTCTTATACTCAACATAGCTTTCCTGTACTTTGTCATCAAAAGAAAACTGGACACAACTCTTACCTTCGTGGGTATACCATTGAATAACCTTTATATGAGACATTGGAACCCATTGTATTAGATCCTCAATCCAAACTGAAGCTATCTTTAAGCCACTCATATCTGATAAAACCAACTCTTCTTATAAGCATCATTATTCTTTATCCAAACTGCTGCCTTCTTAGCTCTCTTATTTGCCTTTCTTGTTATCTTTCTAACTTTCTTTACTCCACCAAGAGCCATAAAAAAGAATACCAAGAAGCCTATTGCCATTAAAAGCATTGCTATATGAACTGGAAATAGCAATGCTTCATTATTCATAATAATACTTATTCCTCTTGATTTGGTATATGTCCTATCTCTCTTAACACTAGATCAATATCATGTGCAATCCTTTGAAGATCATATTCTCGGGCTAATGTTAAAGAAGCAATAACATCAGCTGAAAACTCTTGTAAGTGATCCATAGCAATTTGAACTTTAAGTGGGTATGTCATAATTTTATTCTATAGTTTTAGGAGGAGGTGTCAAGCAACTTTTTATATGCTGTAAATATATTGTTTACAGGTATACCATCTGTTATTCTCCAAAGACTAGAATTGTAATCACTTATTGCCTTATCAGCATAATGCCCAAGATTTTTTATAGAGTATGCAAAATTATCTGATATATTTCTAGCTTCATTTAACTTCGCTTGCATAAGCATTTTTTGACTTTCTAGCTTTTCAATATCTTCCTTAAGCTTCTGATTGCTTTCTTCTGCATCATTTAATCTATCAATTAAACTCTGTACAACATTAATATGTGCTACAGGTTCATTAGCTTCCCAAGAACTTGCTTTCATACATTGTTCTTCAGCAATGAGTCCACTATAATTTATTTTCATAATCTTGTTCTATATGCTTTAGGAGGAGGTGTCAATAAAATTATTCATACCCTGCAAATCCACCTTCACTATATCCTTTCATAAAGGAAGCTTCTTTCATTTTATTCACATAATCTTCAAGATCTTTAAGAAAGTCTTTTACACTGACATTTCTAAGATATGCATCTACAATAAAATTATCTTTTATATCAAGAATTTTTTCAAGCTCATTTTTTGATTTAATGGGTTTCTTTTTCATGTCTTTAATATATTGAAAATTTTAGGACAATGCAAGAAAATTATTTCTTCCACCAATCTGCACCATCTTCTTCTTTTTTAGTATGCTCTTCAATATACTTTTCTGCTTCTAAGATTAGCTTTGCACAATTCTTTGCAAGAGCATCTGTTTGCCTATTAACCAGTTCTTTTAATCTTTTGTTCTCTTCTAGAAGTTCTTCGTATGTCATAATCTTATTCTATATGCTTTAGGAGGAGATGTCAAGAGAATATAGCTTCCCTAGTAATTTTAGGACAGTTTAATGGAAATATGATAATACTCCAAAAAATCAAGATATTGCTCTACACTATAATGATATTTGTCATTAATTGGGACAATAATAAAGTTGAAATCTTTATACCTTATTGCCTTTTCAAGGTATTCTTTAAACTCAGATAAAGCAATTTCCTGTAGTTCTCTTTTAGATTCTCTTGTTATATTTTTTAGTTCATTCATAATCCTTATTATACATGGCTTGAGAGGAGATGTCAAGTTTTAACACAGTTAATAATTTAACCAAAACATCTATAAGTTTTGATCTATCTTGTCTAGCAGCATTTAATAATTCGGTTTGCCCTTCCATAATCATACTCATTGGTGTTCTATCATTAAATGCTTTATTAGGTGTACAGAGCCATATCAATACTTTCTTCTCATCCATAATCTGTTTAAGCTTATGAATCCAAATATTCAGATCTGTATACTTTTTCATTTTATTTTCTAATGTCCAACAATCTCTTGTTGAATGAACATCATCTCTACCACATTCACAAACTGTTGATCCTTGTTTATTCATAACCCATTTGAAGCTCTTGTGCCTGTTCTGTTAATTTATCGAGAATAACCTTTCTCTTTGCTTTCATTGACTCATTAGCTGCAACAGCTTTAGGTGTATCGCAGAGCTTAAAGAACCTATTATCAATAAGCTCCTGCTGCTGCTTATCAGAGATCTCCCCATTACCTTGTCTATGGGCATATGACCAAGCATCAGCATTCTGAACAAGCTCTTGAATTGCTAAATTATCTCCACAGACACAAGCCATATTAATCTTGTGAAGAAAAGCTTCATACATTGTAATCTTGTCCTTGTCTGTAATTTTCATAATCTTATTCTATATGCTTTAGGAGGAGGTGTCAAGAAATCTTTCTCCAAGAAGTAATTGTCTGAGCAACCTTCTTATACTTGACTCCATCAACAATAACCTCATCAACATCACCAGAAATGATTCTTTGAAAATCATCCTCACAGATGTATTCTGATTTGATTTCCTTTTTAGGAACTCCCTCAGCATCACCATAGACCTCAGCATCACCATAGACCAGAGCATTACCATAGACCTTAGCATCACCATAGACCTTAGCATCACCATAGACCTTAGCATCACCATAGACCTTAGCATCACCATAGACCTCAGCATTACCACAGACCAGAGCATTACCATAGACTCTAGCATCACCATAGACCCAAGCATTACCATAGACCAGAGCATT